GCTTAGCTGAGAGTGACCTACTGAAGTCTGATTCTAATTCAGCCATAGTTACCCCTTTATCTTTTTATATTTTTGCTCTTGTTCAGACCATCTATACATCTGACCAAGACCTAAACCAAGTCCAATACCAACTGTGTTGAAACAATTAGTACACATATTTGCCCAAGGACCATAAATTGTTTTACCATCTACATACTCTTGTTCAACTTGAGTGTGACATATATCACATATTTTGTTCATCATTATTTTCCTCCTCCAGGTCATTGTTCCAGTAACGATTACCTGAACCAAAGTGTTCAGAGTAACCATTCTTTATACCTATATCTATGGTTATAAAGCCAGGGTCAAGAGCAATGTTCTTTTCATCATCTACACAGATACATACAGACATAGCAATGTTCATAATTTTACGATCACCATTAGTAGTATCATTAAACATTTGAGGGTGACCTTGCATGAAATTCAAGCATGCATCTTTGATATTGCTCGTGATCATTCTGTCACGCAAGTCCAAAATAAAGTCTTTATACTCCTTCTTCATCAATTACCTCCGTGTCTTCGCCATACATATAGTAGCACTGATCTTCACTCCAATTAAGATCGTGCTCTTCAAGCCACGCTTCCGCGTCATCAGTCTGTACGTTCCTGTATACCCGGACCTGATTCAAACAGTAGTCAAGTACTGTGATTGTGTTAAACTTATTCTCTGACATTCTATTTATCCTTAATATTAACTTATCTATCCTGACCCAGATTAAACTAATCTATTAGTCAGGATTAGAGTGTTAATATTATTCAAGCCTTCTAGGTTCTACTAACCTATCAAATGCTTTTGTTATTTCTTCTGATTCTATTTCCATAGAATCAGGACAATACATCAATAGATACTCTAAAAGTTTCAGTGTACCTAAATCCTTTTTTGTACGTGAACGCATACAAGCAGAACCGCGATATGACTTGCTTGGTCCGTTCTCAGTATCGAAGTATTTTCTATAAATTACTTCTAGCTGTTCAATACGTTCACGGATTAAAGTAAGCATATATTCCTTATTCATTTGTCAACTCTTTAGTCTCCTTTTGTCTTTGTTCTTGTTCTTTATAAAGTTCATCAAGGAATTTAGAGTTTCTATAACCTTGCCAGAAAGCTGTGTTACATACAAAACATACAAAGCCCATGAATACGAAGATTGCTATTATAACAGCGATCAAAAGTTCAAAGTCCATTTTCAAGTCTCCTATTATAATGATCCATAACGTTACTCCAGAACCGCAAAAGGTTTGGGTCAGTCACTTCATTAACCTTACATGCTGCTTTATCACGTAAGGTAATAAGCAATTTCTTATTGGGTCTTAAGGTAAATTCTGCGTTATCACAGTAATTTGTATACTGCTCAAATGTAAGTGGGTAACACTGTTTATCTTTTGGTGTTTCAATCATGACACAATACTGTGGTTCATGATAAATACGTGTAATAACCTGATTACCTTTAAGCATTGTAATATACTCATAATCAGGTTTACCTAGTTTGTTTTGTTTAATTCGCATTCTCTTATAACTCCTTGCCAGTATTTAATGGCTTGTTCATCAGCTTTTGGTTTACCATCACGAACCCATTGTTCTATAACAGCTTTTGCTAATTCAATGGGCCCTAGCCTGAGAGTGAGCTCTGCTTTAGTCCAATGGTCTTTAGGTTTGTTACTCATATCTGACCTCTTCAAACTTAACTTATCTGCTGACACTTTGATTAAACTAATCAGTGTCAGTCAGAGGGTTAAGTTCTTATTTGTTAAAGGTCCGGATTCTGTTTCAAGAACTTATCAATCTCATCAAGTATAAGTTTATTTACTTCACATCCAGGGTCACAATCAAACTCTGCACCCCAAGACCAAGCACCAGGAACAAGATAAATTTCTCGTGACCAAGAATGACTTTGTTCTGTTTCATCTGGGTTATCTTCCAGGTACTCTTTTAATGTTTTACCATCAGAGTCTTTGTGTCCGAACATCCAGCAGACATATCTATCTGTAAAGATACCTCTTACTCTGCCATGTTTAAATGCGTCTGCTGTTTCAAGTACTTGAGCTTTATTTATAAGCATAGTACAAGGGGTGAGCTCGAACTCGTAACCTCTGTATTTAAAGCAGTAGTCATTGTCCAACTTGATAGGCTCTTCAGGTTCATAGAACTCGTCGCCAGAATAAATTGAGCAGCAAAGTTCTTCAAAGAACTGTTTGTCTGGTACATTCTTGTCTGCGTATTTGCAAACAAGTTCCTCGTACCTGAGAGTGAGCTTATGAAACATATCTTCTCGTGTCATATTTATGTACCTCAGTTCTTATTACTTATCTGCTTGTGTCTTTGGTTAAACTAACCTGACACAAATCAGAGGATAATAAGAACAGATTACCATACAAACTCCTTGTAGTATACTTTAACTGTATCTTCACCGATAGGTTTATCAGTGTTCTTATCAAAGAACAACTGACCTGTGATCTGCAGATAGTATTCACCGGTGTCTGTATCCTGGTATATCTGAACTCCGTTCTTGCAGTCTACATAATCAATCAGGTTATTAGTGAACTCGTATAAGTCATCAGTTATCTGGTAACTTGTCATAGGATTCGGTATGTAAGGGTCCTTGCGATTATACCCGAAGTCCCTTACAATCTTGACTGCAATCCATTCCGCGTTCTCCAGGTGACAGAGGGTTTCGATTCTGTCTGTACCATCGAAGTCTTCTTCACCATTGAAATCATGAATAAGTTTAATCATTTCTCTACCTCAGTTCCCAGTACTTATCTGCCCGTGCATCTGATTAAACTAATCCAGCACGGGTCAGGGGATACTAAGAACTAGTTGAACTCATTATGCAGTTCGTCTACCAGGTCACAAGCCCAGTCATGTAGTTTATCACTGTCCTCTGCATTATTACCTGTTAGACTGATGATAACATCCTTGATAAACTGTACTTCAATCATGTGTAAGTTGACACGATTATCAATACCAGGATTTGTTTTAAACTGTCTTGTAATCATGTCTAATTGAATTGCCCTGAGTTTCTTTATTGTTTCGTTCATGATTCTACCTCCAATACAATTACATCCCAGACATAGGATTCTTCTTCGCCGTCATTCTGGAAGTTATTTCTGAGCTCATCTTCCGTCTCAAGACCTGATTCTGTGCACAAATATTCTGCCACACTTTTAAGGGACTTGAACAGTTGAATGCTCGTACGTGATGCAGTATGTATACTTCATTAGGTTTAATTGTTTCCGGTATACCTTTTTCTTTTACCAGAATGTCTATTACATTTTCTATTGTCATGATTTTATTCCTCCTAGCATGATTCAATTGAGATTCCAAGTACCTGCTTCTGTACAGCAAGATACTCTACCAAAGACCAGAAACATACAAAGCATGCAAGATACTTTGAGCCCTGGTAAACCTTATAAAAGCCATTACTAAATATGATTTTCATTTGCTTGTCCTCCTGAAAGTACTTTTGTTTCGTGGATCTACCCAACCAGGATGTGTGTACTTAACAGACATCATGGTTGTGTACCGTTCTTGAGCACTCTTGTTTTGAAGTGCTTGTCTTAACTTGGCGAGGCAGCAGTCCCACTGCGCCTGGGTACAGGCCATTTCAATATTACTCATAGTAATACCTCCATTGATAAGGACTCATAGAATCCTTATCAGAGAGACACTACCAGATAGAACAGCTGCAGAGATTATTAACTCGCTCGAGGAAGTCTTGTTCCAGTTCTGCAGGGTTCTCTGGGAATCCGCCATGACTCAGGAACTCATACACTTTTATAAGTTCTTTTGTACTTTTCTCACTGAGCTTCTTGAGTTTCTTATGGGCAATCTGGTACAGCTCGTATTCGTATCTGTCCCAAGACCATTTCTCACCGTGCTTGGCCCAGATGAACTTGCGCTTTAACTTTAGTATCAAGATTCTTAGCATCATCATACCTCCTACAGTATGCTCATGTGCTCAAGACGTTCAATCAAAGCATCGATCTGTGGCAGTGTATCACGGATAGCTCTGTAGTCATCGTTCCTATCATAAGCCTCATGAAGTTCACGAGATAATTCCTTGAACATCATAGGGTCTGTGAACACAATCTTTGCACTGACTTCAATATCTGAATAAACTAATGGCATATCTTACCTCCTTATGCCTTATTAAGTTTCTTTATAATTTTCTGAGCTCTACGAACCCATTTTTTATACAACTTCATACCAAGTTTAACTTGAGCAAGTTCATATTCGACGGATGTACCAGGAAACCAGTTCATGCAAGCCTCCAGTCCACGTTCTTGAGCTCTTTAAGAATATTCAAACAGCCCGAAGCATGACCAACCTTGTATCTTTTCACGCAATAGATTTCCTCTGCTTTGAATCTACCTTGTTCGAGATGTCCGATGACTACTTCAGCTGTAGTCATACCGAAGATAATCAGGGCACTGTAAAAAGTACTTGTGAATATTCTCATCTTAATCCTCCTCGCCCATAGTATCTCTGAGGGCTGTCATAAAATCATCATTCTCTTCAAGACCATATCTTTCTGCTATAGTTTCAGCAGTTACCGGTCTTATTTCTTTTGCAATGTCCAGGAAGTTTGCGTCCTCGAACATCTGTGCAATCATTTCTTTGAGCTCTGGTCTACCAACCATAGCAAGCATCTTAAATGCCTGGACCTCTTGGTCAGTAAAGGCCCAATCAAGAGCTTGATTTATCTGTGATACAAAAGAGTAGTTCTTTGTCATTCTGTTACTTCCTTATATACATAGTAATGTTCGCCGGCGTTCATGAGTTCTGTATGAAGAACAGCAAGTCCGTCGGTTCCGAAGTAGTCCGCGAGCAAGTCGTCTCTGACCAATAGAATCAGAGCTTCCTGGAAAGTGAGATAATCATCTTCATCGATGTCCTGCGGATCCGTCTCAGCGAAGAGTTCATGAGTTACATCAAACACGAACATATCCACGTCATAAAGACCTTCATTTCCATGAGCATTGAAGACTTTGCTCATTACCTGGTACATTTCAGCTGCTTCTTTATTCCTTATCATTTTAAGCCTCCTTTTTAATCTTATTAAAGATATCCCAGGCCATGTCATGAAGTAAGTCCTGTTGTTCTTCTTGTCCTGTTATTACATGAAGAACGTCTTCAATTAAGTCTACTTGAGCCATTTCCAAGTAGAATGCTGTATTTCCTTCAGACTTATAGCCCTGAAGTACTTCTACTGTATGCTCGTTCAAGAGCAAATTTAATTTATCTTTTAGAGTCATATTCTTACCTCTTAATTACTAAAGACTACTTACTAGTGATCACTATTTTTCTCGTAGTCACTAGTAAAGTTCCGTTTAAACCCTAGGCCAGAATCCAGCCCAGGTATCCTTGGACCAGAACGCCTCTTAGCCCAGGATTGCCTTCAATGCTGCAAGTTCTTCTTTAGAGAATCCAGAAAGAAGGTTCTTGGCCTGTTCCATCTTGGCCTTCTGAGCTTCTTCTGCCTCTTTGACAATATTCTCGAAGAATGTCCGTGCTTCTTTAGAAATGCCTTTAAGATTCAAGACCTCTTTGGCATATTCTACCGGTACAACCGGAGTTTTAACTTTCGAAGTACCAGAGCCTTTGTGAATTGCGTCATAGTCCTTGTGTTTCTGAAGTTCTTCTTTATTCAAGAACTTGTAACCAAGACGGAACTCTTTGCCAGAGTCATCTTTGACTACTGGAATTCCGTTAGAGCAAACTCGAACTCTTGGCAATTCGATAAGCACAGAATCCTCGAGACCAGCGACTGACTGTGAGAGCTCATGGTTTGCATTGAACTCTGCAGAGTAAGACTTTCCGTTGATAGTGATTACTTTTGTCGTTTTCATAGACGACTCCATATCCCGGATTAACTGTCGCCGCAGACCTCTAACAGAAGCTTTTTACGGCGAGTCAGTGGTCTCGGGTATATCTCTGGCTTTATTTTTTCCAGAGTTGTTAATGTATATAATATAATAAAGGCCAAGAAAACGAATACATTTACATGCCCAGAAACTTTTTTACCGGGAACTTGGAAAAAACCCCAGGGCCAAAAACAAAGCAATGTGTGGACAACACCAATGGGCCGGAGAACAGGAGTCACTAACAAGAACCCACGAACGTTTCACTAGATCCGGCCACGAACGTTTCACTAGATCCGGCCACGAACGTTTCACTAGATCCGGCCACGAACGTTTCACTAGATCCGGCCACAAGCCTAATTGAATCAATTACTTGTTTAGCTAAACTTTGTGAATGTATATTTTACAAATTTAAAACGTTCATTTTTTAAGTTTGGACACGAAAAAAATTTCTGTTTCAAATTGAAAAATGTAAAAACAAAACGATTTTTTATACATTCACAAGAAATTTGGCCAAGAAGTACAGGTTTAATTGAGCTGGTGGTGTTCGTGTTCTTGCTTTTTAAGACCGGAGGCAGATTCGTTTTCTTCTATTATACGTTTTATTTTTAAAAAGTGCTGGGATAGTTTAGCTAAACATATTTACATTTTTATTGGTCTATATTATTATAGAAATAAGGAGCTAAACTATGATTAAAATTAACTGTGAGTCTAGTGACACTTTAAAGCTTACTGATATGGTACCGTTTCAAGGTAATCTTAAAAAGCGTACTGACCAAGATATTAAAGAGCTTACTGACAGTCTATTGGCTGAAGGGCTCATGATGCCTTTCGCAATTTGGAAGCATGAAGGTAAAAATTATCTGTTGGACGGTCATGGAAGAAAAGAGGCTCTGACAAAGCTTGCAGTTGAAGATGCAAGTATGTTGTCTGAGGAATGGCCAGTTATCTATATTAACGCTGACACAGAAGATGAGGCACGTAAAGCTTTATTGCAAATTACTAGCTCTTATGGCAAGGTAACCAAGCAAGGCTACAAACAGTTCTGTGTGTCTATTCCTGATTACAAGGCACCTGTAATTTCTAAGTTTATACCGAAACCGGTTAAAGTGTCAAAATCAGAGCAGGCACAGAAACCAAAGTCTGATAAAACAGTACTTAAGATCAGAGTTGTAAATGAACGTGTAAATCAGGTACTTGAGATTTTTAAGCAGTTTAATTTTATTGAGGTATTGTAATGATAACTATTATAGTTATTCTTATTACCCTTGTAATGTTTATTTGTCTAGGGGTACTTTAATAGGGGAATATAATGACTGACGATACACTTTTACTGGCAGAAAGGGTTATTCCTGTAGAGGAGCCGGAAAAAACTGAACGGGATATGGTTGGCAATATCTCATTTACTGAGATGACTAGGCAGTTAGTACAGGAAGATGTAAAACTTCCATGGTATGCATCTGCAAAGCGTCATGATATAGATGAAGGATTAGACAGCATATATGAAATAGCTTCAGCTAATCACAAGCCATTGATCGAGTTTATTTCTGTAGATCCTGATTATGCAGTAATGTGTGTCGAAATGTCTTATGCAAAGTGGACTAATGTACTTACACAGGCAGCTTTAACCGGTGCAATTACAACAGAAGACGGTAACATTACTATTTCTAAAAATCAAATAAAAGCAATTGAACTTAGAGTTAGACAAGCAAAAAGTGAGCTTGACCAAGTTACTGACTATGCATTAGCCCTTTCACCTAATGGTAAAAAACGTGATCACTTGATACGTTCTCTATACATGAATGCCATTATGCATAGAGATACTAAGGCTATGATCTATCTTATAGATCGTCTAGACGGTAGACCTGCAGAAAGTAAAATCGCAGAACTTTCATATGACAATGCGTATAATATCTATATGATACTGCACACATTGTTTGATAAACAGTTAGCAGTTCTTAATGCAGGTAATGGTACGATTCTTGTCTGTTGTTCTAGACGTGCAGGAAAATGTTGGAGCCCAGATACTTTATTGCGTAAATATGATGGTACATTGGTAATGGCTAAAGATGTTGTTGTAGGCGATGTAATGATGGGCGCGCATAACGAGCCACAGAAAGTCTTAAGCACGACAACAGGTAAAGATCAAATGTTCCGTATTAGAAGTAAACAAGACGGATGCAGAATTGATTTTACATGTAACTCAGTTCACGTACTTACAGTACGGTTTGCAGCTGATTTATCAAAGACACGTTCAGCATATAAAGACGTGTATAAGAAAGGTGAGATATATGATATTCCGTTAAATGAGTTCTTACAGCTGCCGTCTTATATCCAGAGTCGTTTTAATTTGATGCGTCAGCAGATTAATTATCCGGAAAAACAGCACATTATTGATCCGTATATCTTAGGCCTTTGGTTGGGTGACGGTGATAAGACACATCCTAGAATTGCAGTAGGGGTTAATGAACCAGAAATAATGTCAGCTATAACTGAGTATTGTGATAAGAATGGTTTTGAAGTTAATGTAAGGTATCAGAATCATTCGGCAGGTGAATGTTGTGAAGTAAGTATTAAATCTGGTAAAGTATTACCTGAAGAAATGCGACGGCTTGGTATAGAGGGTAATAAGCATATTCCTCAAGAGTATTTGATAGACTCTGTTGAAAATAGATTACAGTTACTTGCGGGTCTTATAGACTCAGATGGTTGTCTGGATAAACGAGGTAATTTAGGTTTTTATAATACAGATAAAGTACTTGTGGACACAGTTGTAGAACTTTGTGACTCTCTTGGCTTTAGAACAACAGTAAATAAACAGGTGAAAAAATACTGGTCTGAAGCTCATACTGTAATACAAACTGTTGAAGTATTTAATGTGTTTATTAAAGGTAAGCGTTCTGAGATACCTTGCAGATGTCTTAGAAAACAAGCTAAAGACTCTACGCAGTCTTTAGACTATGGATTCTATATTACATCTGTTGGAGAAGGAGATTATGCTGGGTTTACTCTTGATGGTGACGGCAGGTTACTGTTATCTGATTATACTGTAACGCATAATACGCATATGTTGGTAGCCTGTGCGATTATTGAATGCCTTAGAAAACCAAATACTACTTGTATGTATATTGGCGAGACAATGGAACTTACTGAAGGCCTTGTTGATGATGCCATGAATAAAATTATTGATGCATGTCATTTACAGGATAAACGTGGCAAGCGGTTTAACTGGCGGAAGATGGACAACGGTTCTAAGTTATTAGTCAGAGGACTTAGTAACACAAAAGACCCTGACCAGATTCGAGGTAAAGGCGCAAAAGTAATTGTTATTGACGAATTTTTCCATTTGAAATCAGACCTGTTGGAATATCTTAAGCGTGAAGTTCTTGAGCCTATGCAAATGGATTATGCCGATGATTATAAGTTCCTTTGTGCAGGAACACCTCCTAGTATCAAAGGTACATTTGGTGAAATGGCATGGAAACAATGGGAAGTTCCACATTTCTTTTGGACTTGGCGTGATAACCCTCACCCTGTTAGTGTTGAGGCAAGACAAGCTTATGTAGAGCAAGCTATTGAGGAAAAAGGTCTTACATGGGATACGCCTTTTGTACGACGTGAGTATAATGGTGAGTGGGCGTATGATGATGACCTTGTACTTTATCCGAATGTTAAAGTATATGATCCTGAAGAGGGCATTCCACAGTGGCGAATTTCACGTGTATTGTTTGGTGTTGATTATGGTGTATCTGACAATGATGCCATTATAGCTATTGCATGGTCTGATGATGAAGGCAAAGGCTATGAGTTATTTGAAGCTAAATTTAATAGATTGGATATTAAAGACCGTACAATGTCTCAGTTGGAATACCTTAAGATGAAGGTTATGGAAGGCTGGGAAATGGCTATGAATGTACTTATGACTGGTCCAGCAAGTTCTTATGATGACCAGGCGTTAAAAAACTTGAATAAACATGTACTATGGGATGCAGATGATAACGATCAGCACTTAACTGAAGAATTAAGTTTAAATTGTAGGTTTACAGAGCCTAATTGGGAAGGACTTTCATTACAGATAACTAATGCACATAAGACTGATAAAAAGATTATGTGGGATAAAATAGACGAGCTTATGCGTACAGGACGGCTGTTACTGATTAAAGGTGGCAAAGCAGAACATGAATGTGTAAGTACTATACTTCTACGTGGTGAAAATGGTGAGATATATAATGAAATAGACGAACGGGCATTTCACCCTGACCTTTTGCCTGCAATGCGTTATGCTCTTTGGAACGTATTAGGATAATGTATATTTACATGATTATCTTTTTATGTTAAAATTATAAACTGAGGTAGATTTTATGACTAGTTTATATGAAGATTTTGAAAAAGCATGGCGCAAGAGACACTTTGTACCTACACCAAATCCAGAATATAAGCCTGGTGCACAGGAAGAAGCTGATAAAAATCGCGCCCGGGAAAAAGGTGAAAAAGACTTTAAGCAACGTTTAAAAGATAAGTTGTCAAATAAAGGTTATTTGACTGGTGCAGAAGGCACTAAAGATGATACTGACTACTCTGTAAAAGACAGGCTTACTCCTGGTCAAAAAGGTGCGTTGCATAGAAAAGAAAAGAAAATGCAGGAGTATCAGGTTATGCCTCAGAAGCCAGATTTCGATGGCACTACCAAAACTACACTGTATCCGCCAAGTAAAACTGAGGCTCTTGAAGCAGATAAAGTTCCACTGAATGAGCGTCCGAATAACGCAAGTACATATCATGTAGATGAAGCTGATAAAGCACATGGAAATAAACCTGTTTCAGCTAGTGACAGACGTGCTGAAATTATGAAGTCTGTTCCAAATAATTATGATGTAAAGGCACATAAAGCAGCTTTACAGGAAAGAAAAGATATAAGCGAAAATGCAAAAGTAAGCTCTAAAAAGGACCCTTATACTTCAGGCATTATAAAAGAATTACGTGGTCTTAGTGGCTGGGTAAGTTTGGTTAGAGCTATAAAAAGTGGTAAGACTGAGTATAAAGCAGGCTCTAATACATATACAATTACACCAGAGCTTACTGATAAAATCAAACAAGCTGTTGAAGATCTTAAAAATGTTAATCCTGAAGCACTTACAGATGCTGAAAAAAATGTTCTTGATGAATGGGATTCAGACATCTTAAAAGATAAGCTTAAAGACTTTACTAAGCAGAAGAAGGAACATGATAAGGCGTATGAAAAAGCACTTGATGAAGCAGCTGGCAGTGGACGACATTCTGTAAAAGTTGATGTTAATGCGTCTGGTGTATGGGATGGTTTCCGTGTAGTAAAAGGTGGAAAAACAGCCGGCTATGCAATGAGGATTGAAACTGATAAAGATGGAAATAAGATAGCTGTAGGTTATGGTTTATTCGGTGACAACCAGCCTGATACAGACCTTGGACCAGTATTCACTAGATCTATGTCTGATTTTAATAATAACAGAGACGCAGCATTGAAGTTTTTCCAGACTGCAATGGAGAGTAATACTGGAGAAGTTAAAGGCAGCTATGCACCGGTATATGCAAAAGTAAATGCAGCAAATAAAGATTTTGCAAAGAACAACACATTAAATAAAGACTATAGTAAAGTTTTAGCTTTATATGGAAGTAAAAAACTTTACGATATTATGCGTGAAAATGACTTTGTAGTAGATGAGGAAACAAATAAAGTTGTACCTATAGAAGACGTACCTGACGGACATTCTTGGATTAGACCATACGCTACTGATGAAGAGAAAGAAAACCTCAGAACAGGACGTACTTTAAAAGCAGGTCTTGTAGACTTAAACGCAGCAGCACAAAAACGGTTGGACACACGTTTTAAGGATCAGCTTGGACCTAATGAACATGTAGTTTTGGAGTCACATACAGCACGTAATATTGGTGCTAACAGTAATGGTGCTGTTAAATTAGTTAAAGAGTACTATGCTGTTGATAATGATGATCCTTCTAAAAAGCGTCTTTTGAAAAAGCTTAAAGATCAACAGATTGTCGGATCTATTGGTACAAGTGCACCTGGAACACTCGGCGAAGGCAGAGATTTTGAGAATGATCCTTACAACTTAGCTGCTACGGCTAAAAAGCAGGCTATTGTTGATAGTTTGTCAGATGAAGATAAAACTTTAGCTAGATTTGCCTCCTACTTGAGGCATACAAAGTATAGGTAATGCAAATGAAAAAGAACAAAGAACCGGGTCTATTTAGAAAGTTTATATCTATTAAATATGAACAGGCTAAAAGACGTAAAGCATTAAGGATTCTCAACAAACAGGAATGGTCCATAGAGTTCATGGAATATCTCTGTGAGCATGCAGCCAAAGTCCTGAATAAAGACATAGAGATCGAAATAGAAAGCCCGGCAGGTCATAAACTCAGAGTTAAGTCAGTTGCTAATCATGCAGTAAACCTTATGGCAGACGACGATATTTTCAATAGACTTGATGACGAAGCTGCAGTTGCAGAGTTTATTAGGGAGCATAGCAGACGATGAGAATAAATGGATTTAACTACACATTTGATGAGGTGACTCAGGTAAACAGACCTACATTGTATCCTGGTGAAAATACACATGACTGGGAAATACCTGAGGTATTTAGTGATACATTTACTAAGCTTAATTCTATTATTGAAAATAAGTATTCTAAAGAATATCTTAAAATCTGTGCTTTTTATAATAAGATGTTCCCATCACTTAAGTTTAGTGACTGGGCACAGGTATCTTATAATGCTTCACCGTTTACTTGGATGGATCAAGAGCGTTCTGATACAGGTACAGGTATCTCAAATAATTACCTTAAACAGATAACTGACCAGCTTACGTCTAGATTAGGTACTGTTCAATTTGTACCGTACCTTATGTCTGAAGACCAGAATTTTGAGTATATAGTCTATAAAGACGAAGTGGAGAGAATCCTTAGGATGTATATCAATAAGGATAAGTTTAACCGTAAATGTATTGACGTATTCCATGATTCTGCTGTGCTTGGTTATTCACATGTGTTCATTGATCCTTATACAGGTAAACTCGTAAAAGCAAACGATTATGAAATTGGTCTGTTTGAAAGCCAGATGACAAAAGGTAAGATTACACAGGCGCTTTACCGTGACTATGCTTTCCCTGCGGCTGACTGTTATACATACTTAACAGACGACGACAATACCGCAGATCCAAGAATAGATCTTGAAGAAATTACTGAGCACCTTAAGAATAAGGTAACTGTTGATTTTTGTATGTTCTTTGACTGTATAGAGAGAAAATGTGTCGTGTCTATTGATGGTAAATTTTTACCTACGAAAGTGTACCCGTTTGATGAAGTGCTTATTGCTACAATGCGTTGGGATACTGGCTTTACAGCCGTTACAAGTTCAAGTTTATTTGATTTGCTTTACCCTATGCAAAGAGAGATTAATAAGATAAATGCAAAAGAACAGCAGCTTATCCGCAATTATAAGGGTGCTACACCGGTATTTAATAATGATGTTGAGATTGCAATGAAATCAATCACTAATGGTACTGGCGAATGTTTGTATGTTGATTCACAAAGGCCTATTGATTCACTTATGACAGTGATAAATCCTACACCTCTAGACCCAGAATTATCTGCTACTATTGAGCGGTATAAAAGTACAATGTATGAACTTGCTGGCATTCAGAATGCTAGTTTTGATATGGAAAACATGAGGTCTGCTGCAGCTGTTGTTGCTCTTGACCAGACACGTGATTCAGTATTCCAGGCACAGTTAAGCGGTTTAGCAGACTTTATTTCAGACGCACTAAAACTATACATATATTATAATGCCGGGTATAAAATAGACAATGACAATATGGACTGGGACTCAGTAAAAGAACTTATTGATACAGCTTATATAAATCTGAAGCCTGTACATATAAATAACCCACTGAGTGATGAGGAACAAGCTAAGCAGGAGCCTATTGATTATATACAGTTGAGTACAGCACGCTGTGTACTTAAAATTATAAGTGGTAAGATGACTTTTGAGACATTACCATACTTCATAGACTGGAAGCAAATAACACTTATGTGTGCTGCTACAATGGTTAAGTTTGAAGCTCTTGGTATAGACATTCCTGATAGTATGCATCTGTTTATGATAAGTGCATTTGTACAGGATATTAAAGAAGGAAATGTGGAGTTGTAATATGGAAGGCGGAAGTAAGTTTAATATTGATCTTGAGTCACCTTTAGATGTAAGTTCATCTGATATGATTGTACCAGTACAGCAGGCTACATTTCAGCATAATTGGCAAAAATTCCAAGGTAAATGTTTACCTAACAGTTTACGTTTTGAAATGAATGGTTGGGCAGCTGGCTGGAATATTTATAATTTTGATTATAATCATGACCGTATTCAGATTAACGATAAATATGCAAGCTCAGTAAGGGTTAATCTTAACCCGACCTATATGGCTAGACTTTTTAACAGTAAGTCTGGTGATGATATTTATGCTGAAAAGCTTTTTACTCCTGTTAGTTCTCCTATTACAGATGGTGTAAGTGTTGAAGATGATATAATTAAAGGTGAACTTTCAGATGGTACGGCTTTTAGTATAGCTTGGGATCCAGCTACAAAAGTAGCAACCTCTTTAGACGGCTTTAATGTTACATATAAGCAAAATAAAAATTATACATGGTCATTTAAGGTAGAAGACACAAGTAAAGTATATAATGTAGATAATACAATACGAATGCCAGGTAGTCTTACAGGAACAGGTATAGATAACACTATTAAGTATACCGGTGCAAGTAAAGATAGCAATGGCCATTTAATACATAATTGGGATAGTTTTGAGTTTGATGAAACAAGTAAAGAATTCTATATACCTGGTATAAGTGCACCATTTATATTGACAGCAGATGATATTGAAAATAATCATATTAAATTAGATAATATAACAGCTGATTCCAGTGATACATTAGCTATAAGTTATACTACAGATACATATTATAATGAGTTTAATAAATGTAGTATAGTGCCTGTTACAGGTGACTATATGACTATAGCTACAGATGCATCTACTAAAAATATATTTAATTTTTATAAAGCAAAACTTTCAAGTAATAGTCTTACAGCTGGTGGACATATAGACATGGATATTCGTGTGCCTATCTGGTTTTCTGCTTACGTAAAAGTAGAAAATGATGTAGATAATCATGTAATATACCCTGATAACGTAGACGGTATTTATTTTACGTTGCCTTCAGCAAAATGTAGTATTAGATTAGACAGTGTTTTTGATGACTCACCGATTATTAATACATATACAGGTAATGTTGGTGATATAGTGACTTTAAAGCCTGAAGGACATAGATATTGTAAAATTAGTCTTGGAAATACAATAGAGCCATCAGACTCATTTAATATAACTGAAGGTGAATTAGGCACAGATACTACATGTTTTATAACAGATGATAATAGTGGTGTCGGCGTGTATATCGGCAGTATGGAGCGTTTTTCAGATATTGCTGGTTACTGGCGAAGTACTTCAAATAAATTGACAATTGATTATTTCTCAGCGTCTGCAGACCTCCAGAACTTTATTTCAGATGGCACTTTTGATTTTAGATCAGAAGGAAGTGGCGATGACTGGACAGTTACAAGCTCAGGAACTAAAGTACAGATTCAACGTAAATATTCGCCTTATATGCTTGCTAAGTATATTCTTGGTAATAATTATATTGAACCCGGTAATCCTATATTTAAAGTGGCAGATAATTTTGCAATAAATAATTGGGTAAACTGGGACGATGAAAATAATGCAGTATATACAAAAGAGAACTTGTCAGATATAGCAGGTGTACGTTATATACCTGAAAATAGTACAGATTCAGACGAAATTACATATCCTGAGGGTATTGACTCAGATGAAAGTTATATAAATAGTAAGCTTAATAGCATATATAGAAGTGCTTTTATGCATCTGAAGGAAGGTGTTAGTATAAATGATCGTGCTACAACAAGTACGCCTATTAGCAATGCTAACATTAATAGTGTATTTACACCAGTAAGAACAGGTATAAAATTATCTTCACAGGGATTTATTGTTACTGATACTACTACAGGAGTGTCTACGTCTCAAACAGTACACTATGAGCTTTGTGTAGGTATGTATAACAGAAATACTTATATTAAGCCTGAAGATATTAAAACAGTTACAGGTTATACTGGCGATATAAACACTGGATTTACAGTAGATAGTGAAGATGAAGTATTTATGCCGTTTGAGTATGTGCCTTTTGTAGACTCGCTTTACTACACTGATAATGATCAGTCAATAACTCACGAAGGTGTAATAGCCGTTCTTGCATGGAAACTTGTAGATGACTCTACAGATACTTTTGTAGAAAGTGGTTTTGATATAGGCTATAATATAACAGGTGAATATAAAGATAAACTTTTCTTTATCAGTACAGAAAACAGAACTTTGCAAGAACTAGCTATAATATTATTCGGTAAATATTACAGTGATATTGAGATTACCAAGAGTACAGTATTTACACCTACGTATACAAGTGATTCAGATGGAAATACAGTATCAACAAAAAGCCTTACACGTAAAGTAATTAAGTATAGTTCCAGCTGCTTTGATTTTGATATTGATGACATAAACTCTACTACAGATAAACGTGAAGCATTTGATACATTGTGGGAAGAGTGGTACCCTGATATACAGAATCCGGCAGATCTAAGTACAACAACAGCTACAGAAGATAGTACTTATTTGTACTATTCTGATATTGAAGTAGAACAGTCAGACACAGCTGTATCTTTTACAGTTTTGGTGCCTCCTTGTATGAAAGTAGGTAGTAAATTTGAAGACTCAGAATATTTAAAGGAACGAGCTTACTATGTAAAATGCTTTAATTCATTGGGTGTAGAACCTCGTATAAGTAATGTTACGACTGAAGGTGGCGTTTATGAAAATCACATTGATGTAAGTAAATATTATGATCTTACAGTTGAAAATGGTACAGGCTCTATTAAGTTCTGTCCTGATAATGAAGACTCTTCATTTTACTTAGACTGTGACTTAAACGGCTATTATGGTATGTCTGCAAAATATGACACTTATGGCAATACACAGGATGATACAACATCGCTTACATCAGTTGATCAGTATTATCATTATACAACAGGCTTAAGTTATAGTTTTGTCAAATGGACAGGTCATGATGATAGCTATGCACAGTATAGTGGTATTGCTACAGTTACTATATTAGATTATTGGAATGACACAGGATTAGTGGCGGCATATGATGTGACTAAAACAACGACTATAATGGTATCAAGTACAGCAGAAACAACTATAAAAGCAAGATTTGCAGATAAGTTTAAAAGTTTCTATGCTACTTATGAAGAGCAGCTTAGTAATTTTACCAGTGGTGTTTTCTTTATATGTGACAGACCTAAAGATGATAGCTCTCTTCAAAGAACTACATGGTATAAAGCACCTGTTAAAGTTGAAGCAGGCAGCTTATCTATCTATGGTACTAGTAAGTCTAATACAAATAACTGGTTTGATGAAATAGGTATTGCACTTAGTAGTGATGTAGTCAATGAGTATGTTGATGTAGTAGAAAACGGCCAAACTGTGCGTTATAGAAATAAAGTAAATGGTACTTTTGAGCGTATATCAAGTGCATATATAACACATAATGATGATGGTATAGTCTATGCATTGCCTCTATGGGGACATATCTGTAAAAGGTTCACATATACTGAAAAAAGTTCAGCCTCAGATATAGCTAATAATACAGATAGTATCTTACCAGTTACACAGTTAGAAGACACATCTGCTCTGCTTACGAGTACATCAAAGGATTATATTTTTATTGATAGAAGTACGGGCGACGCAAATTTAAATAGGCGATGGTTTGATCTTGAGCTTGTGAGTATAACACCGGATGAAATGGTAACATTTAGAATTAAGGCAATTTCAGACGGTCAGTTATTCTATGCTCCTAAACAAAGCGCTATAGATACTGTGACATCTTCAGATGAGGCTATTGCTACTGAGACAACATCTACTACGTATTATCCTAGTATTATAGATTATAATGGTAATATGAAGAGTGTTAATAGTAACATGTGTAATTTTAATTTTAAGTGGGTACCAGATGCTTTTTATATGCCTTTAAGTGTATCATTTGATTTGAGTACCAGCTTAAGTGATAAGACACATAAGTTCTATGCTAACTTGTCACAGGTTTTAAAGGGCATTGAATGTACAATAGGCTCAATTGATGATATAACAGATGACTTGTTGCCTTTGACTGTTGAGTTTGATGGAGATAGTGATAAAGTTCTCGTATTACACTTTGATACAACAAGAGATGGCACAAGGACAGTATTACAGAATAATACGGAAATTAATCTTGATTCTTTTGATGCTATTCTGTCTTTTAATGCAGATACAACACTTGATAATGAATTGAGTGTAGTAGTGACACGTAATTTTAGTATAGATGCTGAGTTTGCAAGCTCTGATGCAGATACTGATGAATTAGTGACCTGGCAAAATGATAGATTTACAATTGAACATACTGAAGATGTTGATACAGATGGTATTGCAGATATTTGTACATACACCTATGATGCTGTATTGAAAAAGTTAGTTGGCAGGTCTACGTCAGTCACAGTTGAGACAAATACAGACGGCTCAGAAAAAATATCATTTACTGATTACTACGCAACATTAAACTTTTCAGCAATACTTAGAGACACACCAGATGACTACGTAGTTTTCAATGATGACTATAAAATAAAGTATAAAGAGCTATTGTCATTAGATAATGATATTTATGTACAGTCAACAGATATTCGTTCTCCGAATACAGTTAAAGAAATTGGTAAACTTGATATAAGTAACTATCAGTTTGTAAAGCAAGCATGGAATACTACTACTGAGGTTGAAAATTATTGGTGGGTAGACTCTACACATATACTTGAATTGACTGCTGACAAGTTTATCCTTAAACGTAAAACAGATGAACTTACAGACTGGGACGGCGATAGATTTGAAAACATATTTGAAGTACCGAGACATGAAATAATAGGGGAACTTACGCCTATATATACTGTAACAAACATGTATAATACATTAGACAGATCTGGATTACTTCTGGTAATGTATGCTAATGAAGAGTTCGAAGTAAACTGTGATATTTATAACATTGTTACAGCTATAAATAAAATAGGCACAATTTCCTTTGATTTAAAACACAAAGAAATAGGTCAGGTGCTCAATGATGTAAAATATAGCGGCACACATGCTTATTTTAATACGTACAGTCAGGCAACAGCAAAACAGCTTTTATCACAGGCAAAATGGACAAATACAGTAATTGATAATAAGCTTATAATTGGCTGTCATTTGTCTAATAACTTTGATCAGTGGGCTGCTGTGTTTAATCTTGATAGCTTTATATGTACTGAGTGTATTCAAGGATATGGCTTCGTAGGCTTAAATGGCAGTTTGACGGGTGGCATGTTACCTACAGAGTATTTTAGTACAAGTGTAGGTGGTTTTAACAGTACTGTTGAGGATATTAGTGTACTTGATATTAGTACAGATACAGATGATGCAGATAGTGCTTACCTTATAGATAGTCTAACTGAGTTGAATCAGCTTGAGAGTCATGTAGTAGGTACAGCTGAAAAGCAATGGTATATACAAAAAGAGCTCTATGGTATAGTGTCACATTTAACATATAGTAATGGTACATTTAGTGTAAATGTATTACCTATGACAAATAAATATGACTCTATATATAAAAGTCCGTCATTCTCTACATATATTATCGGTGATAATATGGTACAGCGAATGTCCTTTGATGACCTATTTAATTTCACAGGTAATGCCGGAACAGTATGGTCTCTTATTTGTAAACTTTGTGGTTATCCTTATTTGTTTACGTTTAGCCCACGTATATCTACATTTACATATTTACAACAAACTTTAGGTCAATATGCGTATGTACATCATAATAGCTCAGAAACAGATAGTCCTTTAGACGTTAAAAATACAGCTGGTGATAATAAGATGGGCACAATGACAGAAGATGGTACTGAATATGACCGTAAAACACTTGCGCCTATTTTATCCGATGAACTTACATTTGGTAAACAGATAATTGAACAGTCTACTCTTAATACTGCACCGTATGATAAGTTTATTACATTGATATTTGCAATGTTTGCACCCCCTCTTGCTCATATAGACAGAAACTTAGTTGTCAATAGTGAGGTTAATCAGACAGCAGTGAGTGACTTTGGAAAGAAGTATTCACAGTTTGCCATGGAAAATCTTGCTAATCTTGGGCCTAAAGCACTACTTACAGAATCTAATGAACAGTCTGTTGTTTCAAGAATTGCCGGTATTAAGTCACTTGATATGTTCTACTCTACATCAGAAAAACAGCATATTTATGCAGGGCCTGGTTTTGTTGAACATCAGTTTATGGCAGACTGTATTGCACAGTCTGTAACAGACGTTGCTGCTGAAGGTCAAGTAAGACAGCTTACACTCATACTTAAGTCTTTAACGTCTTTCCAAGGTATGCTTATACTTAAGCTTGAAGATGTAATTATCAAAGGACTTCTTGACACAGCTAACTGTCTTAAAGAACTAACTGCATGTACTAATAATTTTGGTGCTGTAATAGCTGCAGCAATAGTAGCTGTAGCAAAAGGTATGTCTTACGCAAAAGAGCCTACAAAGCTTGCATATAATACTATCGATAAGTTACTTGATGTAATGACACAGCGTGGTGTTACATGTGAAGATACTGGTAGAATATCAAGATATACTATGACACCTGAAGGTAAGCACAAGTATGGTGAAAAGAATGAAACATTCTTGTGGCCATGCCTTGGTGTGCCTACTGACGGACTTAGTTATAATGATGAAACAGTTGATGCTTGTATTAAAAAGTCTACGTGGCAGTTAAACTTGCAAGCGTCAAAAGCGTACACTCAGGACAATTTGATCAAAAAGTTTACATCTCATTATAATGATCTGTATACAGGCAGTAAAATAAACTTCTCATCAGCCACACAAGGTAAAAAGACCAATAAGAGTACATTTAATAATTATGGTGACATTGACTATTATACAGCTTCATGCTTTGGTAAAAATACAAAGCGTACTTTGCCAGCTGACATGGCTTGTATACAAGGCGTTGAGTCGTTCTTGCCAGTACAGCCATTTAAAAATGAGAATATAAGTTGTGGAGCACCTGTATTTGCGCCGTCATTATTCCATGACTATATTATAGATAGATCATGGGATTTGACGCAGTGCTGTACTTATGGTTTACAGCAGTGGGTAACAGTTAAAGACACAAAAGTAACAAACTGCCCGCCATCTAACATGATTGTAAATGATGAGTTCTGTGGTATTGCAGTATCATATAGTGCTATAGAAGTAAAGCGAGGCTTGTCTAAGTCTTATATGAGACCTTGGGCAATAACACCAAATGCTCTTGCGCTTAACTGTACAGGATATAACAGTATTTTTAATGACAGGCTATATCATGCTTTTGATGGTGTGTCATATAGGTTAGTAGAATGGAAAGGCTCATCAGCTATGAATAAAAACTTCCAGACTTTCTTATATGGTTTCCAGGTAAATGATAGGTTTAAGCGCGGAAATAAGTTCCCTGCAAATGAATTGTTAGGTAATTTTGAGTCAGAGCCTACACAATATATTGACACTATTGACAAGTTCTGGACGCAAGTAAATGTTGCTGCCAAAGAAAAAGGTATGCAAGGTGGTACAGTTGGTGAGGATAAAGACGCTACAAGATGGGCTTTACCGATATTTACAGAACCTGTAACTACATTGCCAGCCGCAGTAAAAACATTAACAGCTATGACGTTGAACGTTTATGATGGTGTTACTGGTCTGGTTACAAACATAATGAACAATCAGTCAGCCTATAAAGCTCCGTTATCTATAGACTTTACTATAGGTAAGAATGTATATAGACAGACAGAAGAATATATCAGCTCTGTTGAAACTATAGAAGGCATTGATATTGTAACAGATATTATACCTAGCCTTGGTCTTAAGTTTTTAGGCTCTACGCCTACAGAAGCTTATTTTTATTCTAAAGCTACTCGTTGTTACTATATATTCTCAGGTACTACACTTATTAAAATGGATATGATGGAGCGCTTCAGAGATATACAGCGAGGCTTCTGGGATTTTGTTAATCAAGAGGTAGTAATGCCTTGTTTAATGACATTTAAGCGTTTAAATCCTGAAGTTAGTGACAAAGATTCTGAAACAGATAATATTATAGTTCCATTAATATCAAAAGGACAAGTTACCGGTGAGGTTATTCCTCCATTAACTACAATTTTTAATGACAGGTCTTGGTATAAATGTGTATCACTTCCAATAGGCTTTGCATATCAAGGACCAAATCGTGTAATAATTAACAGTAATGTATTTGTTGAGTACATGCTTGAGTCACTTAAAGATAACCTTGGTAAATGGAAACGGCTTGACAGAGAAAAATATACAAATAAACGTGAATATCAGGAAGAATATACAGATGTTGTTACTACAGTAAATGGTGTAAAAGGCTGGACATATAATCCATTTTTACTTGTTACAAGTGCTCTTGGACTTGATGAAAGTAATGATTGTATATTTGAGTGGGATATTACATTCTGTTGGCCTGTTGAAATGGATCTTATCTATGGTAATGATAATTATGCATGTGTAAACATAATGGCTGAGACAATGACTCCTGGTGGAAAACAGACATCAAGGCCTACGCATGTGTTCCTTACAAAAGAGCTATTTACACGCAGTGGTAACTATGGCTATTATTCATTTAGGTTTCAAAGTAAGAATGGTTCTGGTAACCGTGAGCGTTTACATATTTGGTCAGATCAATATATAGCTATATCAAAGCTTGTATGTGAGATAAAGTCTATAACACAAAGACGTTCAGAACAACTTACTCAACAGCAAGATGTGATGAAGCTTAAAGAGCTGTAATATAAATGTGTACATTTACAAGTGTACACATTTATGTAATAATTTAATGTGAGGTAATAATTATGTTTACAAATGCAGATTATCAGATGTGGCTTAGAAATAATAATCAGAGACATACCCCAGAAAATTACCAAAAGGCTAAAGCTGAATGGGAGTCTAAACAGGCCGAAAAAGAACAAAAGAAAGCTGCAGAGAAAGACACCAGATGGAATGACCCTTCTACACATCCAATTCTAGGCACGTTATTTCCGCCTAGAAATACTGACGAAAAAACAGGTAGGCTTAATGCACCGGCTGAAGAGCTTGGGTCAACACATCCTGCAAATAATACAGAATATGTGTCTAATACTGTTAAAGGGGTAGCCAATGCTAAACCAGGTCAAAAGATAACACGCTCAAATGGTACTGTAATTACTTTAAAATGGGCTGATATTAATTATGCACGTAAACAACTAGGTATGCCTACTATTGATCCTACTACGCAGCAGGAGTCTTCAGTATCAGCTCAGTCTACAGTTCCTGCTCAAACTGCGACGTCAGTACAGCAGTCACAGACCGTGAAAAAAATGACACCTGCAAAACAAACAACATCTGCTACGCCAGCCACAACACCTATAAGTCAACAAAAACAAAAAACATACTCACGAAATAATGCAGTTGAGCTAGGTATTATTAAAGCTGATGAGCCTAGTAATTGGACGGCCAGTGTTAATACGTCTCCAAAAAATAACGCCAAATTAAATCGTTTACTTGGCATACCTGCAAACTATCAAGGCATGCTTTCATTTGACGCGTCAGGTATTCGTACAGATAAAATGACAAAGCCTATACCGTACTCAACTAAGAATGCACAATTAATACGTAGTATTCTTGGTACTAGTTCTGGTACCAATAATACTGTTTCAGATGTGGCATTAAAAAATGTCGCTAAAGCACTTACTAAATACAGGTGGTAATGTATGGCGAATAAACTCGCGCTTAAGCAAGTACGTAAAGCACTGATAGATCAATATAACATTGCAAAAGGCTCTTTTGATGAAGAAGTTAGCACGGCTAAAGAAAAAGAAAAAGCTGCAAAACTTGCATATACTAATGCGCAGGCAACAGGCGACCCAAATGTGATACAAAGTGCAGAAGCGGCATATACAGCAGCAAAACAGGCAGTTAAAGATGCAAAACAAACGCGTAGTAATGGCCTTTCGAAAATAAGTACTGCTATTAAAAACCCACAGACGTACGCTAATGAGCATGCTACTGTTGATACAGCTGCTATGAAAGATTTCGGTTTCTCTGACTCAGATACTAAAAAAGCTACTAATGAATCAAAGGGTTATAAGTCCAATAGTACATCAAGTAGTATACCTTTGTCTGCGTCTTTTTATCGTGACATTTCTGCTAGTCTGCGCAATAAGTCAAAAGGTAATCTTTTTGATGCTCAAAAAGCTCAGAATAAAGCACAAGGTTATAATCAACAAAATGAATCAGCTAATCGTCAGATGGAAGCACAGTCTTCTCAGCAAATTGCAAATCGTAATGAATTTGCAGAGGCTGGTAAAGTTGCTTCAATGCAAAATGATGCACAAAACCGACAGAATATCGCCAACAGGGAAGGTTTATCAGGCTCATCTGCAGCCCTCATGCGTACAACAAATGCACCAGATGTTCAGCAGCAAATGAACAGACAAGACACACAGCGTAACGTTGCAAACCAGCAAAGAGAGAAAGCAGATGTTGCTCAACAAGGTGCAACAGAGTCATTTGGTATGGCAGACCAGCTTAGTATCAGATCTAGAGACTTTGATGATAGCCTTGATAATGAAAACAGTTTAACAATGGGCGAGGATGCCGGTATTGACTCTACCACTGACACTGACACTGACACTGACACTGACACTAACGCTGATACTGACTCTAACACTAACACTGGTACTGACACTAACACTGGTACTAACACTAACATTGGTACTGACACTAACGCTGGTACTGTGCCACCTACTAATACAAATGTGCCCACTGATAAAGACACACCACCAACTGATCAGCCAAATAGTGGTGCAGCTTTTCAGCTGCCTGATACTGTGTTAATAGCTGATGAAAAAGGCAGAGGTAAAATAGTACCGGCTTCAGAAGCAGATGCACAAAATGCAGGACTGCCGCCAATTAAAAAACCAGAGAACTGGAATATTTATACTCCGGAAGAGCGGGAAAATTATATCAAAGGTCTAGGCTACATAAAAAATGATGCAGGTAGATATGAATACGTAGGTAAAGATGGAATTAAACAGAGAGAAAAAGCAGCCGCTGAAAAGAAAATACAGGACATAAATAACAGTAAAGGCTGGTGGTTAGAGGAACAGCCAGACCCGCCTTCTGACGCACGTGTTAAGAACATCAAAGAGTGTCTGTCAGATGCACGCATGAAATGGATTAAAGAGGATTGGGATGCAAACGGACGAGTTGATCCAGAGGACTGGGAGTTCTTGCTTAAGCGTATTGGAAAACTTAATCACAATGGAAAAGACTACGATCCTTATAATGAAGACGATTGGACAGATGACACTGACCAGTCTGTACTTAATGCGTATGCTGATCATATAAGAAATTATCTGTATACATATAAACCTGAAGCTACACAAGTGGACTCTAGTATAGACCCAGGTGAAGAGCATATTGGGCCTATGGCACAAGATATTGAAAAAGTAAATCCTGCATGTGTTAAAGAAACACCTGAAGGGGTTAAGACAGTAGATACAGCTAGACTTGCTATGATGAATGCAGGGGCTATTGGTGATCTTGCGCGTCAGCTACAAGAGCTTACAGATAAATTTAAAGCATTGGGGGGTATAAGATGGACGTTAAATTAGCTGCTACAGTAGCACATTTACTTGCACGTAGTGATGGTGCACAACTGTTGAGTGCTTTAGGAAAAGGCTCTCCTGATACAGATCTTGATATTTTAAGAGCTATTGGCATACAAAATCCAACAGCAAATGACGTAAGTGAAATAGAACAGTTCATTGCTGCAAGTAATATTGGACGTGATGAACATATGCAAGATGTTACAAGATCACTTAGAAATATACTTATTCAAGATCCTAAGACTATGTCTATAGTAGGCGCTATAAATGCAGCAAGTGGTTTGACAAAAGCCTTTGGTAATGTTTCAGCTAATAATGGCAATAGACTGGCAAATGCTATCTTGGCAGCAAATAGAACAAATACAGCTGCTCAGAATGAACTTTATGGGCCTAGTAGACGTGAGAAAGCAGCTGAGGCTTATAGTGAAAATAGAAGAAAACGTGGCGAGAATGTTAAGGCGGTTACTGATGAAATTAGTGGAGCTATTGACAAAACTCTGGGTAACTTTAATAATCAAGATCTGGCAGCGCGTAGTATTGCTGCAGCACAGAATATGCCAGGTACACCTGGTACTTTGTATCAGTTGATAAATGGTATGCAAAGTCGGTCAAGTAAGATTGGGAGGTCATAATGGGGCAGACATTTAATGATCCAGGTAAAGTAGATCCGCAGTCAGAAGCCTATACTAATGTTAAAAAAGCACAGTATGAAAGAGATATAACTGGATCTAAAAATAAGGGCGATACAGATACTAAAGCTCTTGAAAAAGAACAGTACTCAAAGCCAAAGTCAGAACTTGAGCAGAACGCCGGTAAAAATATAGCAAAAGGTCAAAGCCAGTATGGCATGTATAATAACCGTGACTACTCAAAAACGCTTAAGCTTGCCAGAATGGCTGATACTTACAATAGTAAGCCACAAGAACATTTAATGTCAGTTGGTACACGTAATACAGGTGGCATAAAAGATCTCGGTACTGGTTATGAAAGACCCGAGCTTCAAACAATGGAAACACGCGCTATGGATCAGGCTTTACAACTTGATACAAATCAGAAGCAGCTTGCGCAGGCATTGCAAGATGCTGTTAATCATAAAGACCTTAATGCGTTTATACAGGCTTATCAGCAAAGATATGGAATTGCTCTTGACCGTTATAAAGCAGAGCTTACTATGAATCAATGGGCAAGGCAGCAAGAAATGTCTCAGATGTTCACAAAGAGTTATGCACAATGGCAAAATGAATTTGGACGTTACTTTAGTGATCAGACTTCACATACCATATTTGACATGGTTAGAACAGACCCACAGTATGCTGCAATGCTTTCCGCTACTCTTGGTGTTGGTAGACCACCTGCACAATACGAACAGATACAGCAGGATTTTGTCAATGAAGTGTTTGCTGACCTTGTTAAGCAGGGTGTTTCAGAACAGGATGCTATAGCACAGGCTGAGCGTACAGCTACTGTATTTAATATGAAAAATGCAGGCGTAGATGAGTTTGCAGTAGTTCAGGCACAGAAATGGAAACAACGTAGAAATAACAAAAAGCTTGCCAAACAGTATTTTTAGGAGTTGTTATGTTACAGGTTGATATTTGTCCATTTGCGTCAGATGCTCTTGAAGATGCAATGCGGCTCGCACAAACAAAGTCTCTTAACAGTTACACTTTCTCAGATTGCCTTAATTTTTTGAATTATGTATGGTCAGACATATACAGTCAGATATGTGCTATAGACTCAGGTTATTATTCAAAAACAGTAAGACTTACAAAAAAGCTTACTAAGTTGCCTAAGTTTGTTAAGAACAGTATAATGATATACTCTGCTAGAACACAAACTGACACCAGAACAATATTCAGACAATCAAATGAATCAGACCAGATGTCAAGTAGAACATACCGTATTTCAGGCACTGACTTATGGTGTCCAGATGCTGAAAGGGCAACAGTATGGCTTGAGTACTGTCCACAGCCTAGTCAAATATTTTTTACACATCATAATAGAGATCCAAAGATATATACTGAGACGCGTGATATTGTTAGATCTAGTTTATATAACTTGTGGCAATTAGTTGGTTATACATTTGAAGCAACTGATACTTTTGATGCTGATACATGCTATGAACTTAAAAATGGAAGTTATTATAAAACTAAAGACACTACGCAATCTGTAAGTAAAACCTACTATATAATTAAAGACACTATTGACGTTAAAGACAGTAGTGTTACTCAGGAACAAATATCTAATGTAGAAATGTGGATATTAAAACACAGAAATATAAGCAATACAACTATAAATGACATCTCAAGCTCTATTATAAAAGATTCTGATACAGATGGTAAATGGGAACTTAAATTTATTTCTTGTGACTATCCATATATATTCTGTTCTTATCAGCACAATGTTACAGGTGAATGGCACTCAGGCTTTTTTAATAAAAGCATGGAGTGGACAGACTATAACCCATTTGAGTGGGTAGGACGTAATGACAATGTAGAATATATTGAGTGCCATTATAATGATAAAACAGGTTTAGGTGTAATTGTACGTGACTGGAATGACCTTGAAACAAAAATACTGAACATAGATAAACTTCCATATGTAGCAGGAACTGTCATTTTTGTAGAAAATACTTTTGAATATAAAGGTGAAGACGGCACAGTTGCTACTTTTACACCTGGTTATTGGTATAATAGATATAATACTGACTATAATTACGAGGCAGTTCCAGAAGTAGAAGATGACTTACCAGAAGATGCTGAAACAGACGATATATACTTATATAATGGTGTTTTATATAAGTTTAATGGCAGTACCTGGGATAAAGTTACAGCAATAAAGTATGTAGCTCAAAAAGAAACTAAACCAAGAGTCAAAGAGCTTGGCTGGACACCTGATACAAAACTTGTATATCCTGCGCCAGAAGTTTATAGATATTTGGTAGCCAGACTTGCTGAGAAGTTTTCTGCTCTCAATGAGTCTAATATTATGGGTGTTCAGTCTGAACTAGTAGACGCAAGGTTTGCTTTCCAGGCATTCCTTAAGAAAGATAAGAGTGCATGGGAACGAATGAGAAACGTTAATCCTGCTACAATAGGGGATTGGCTATAGGAGGAAACTATGGCATATGCTACTAAACAGATAGATCATGAGAAACGAAAGAATCAGGAAGGCTCATATTCACTGTACAATTATCTGTATCATTATCTGCTAGACAACTATGAACCTGAAACTCTTGAATCTAGCTATGCCTGCGAAGCTACAGAAAATCTTTTGACAAAAGAAGGTATTGCTTACGCTCGTAAGGCAGGAAATAACACAGATGAGAGTTTTGTCAGATCTCAGGCAAGACAAGCAATTACTAATTTTGTAAATAACAAGGGGGCACATGGCGATACAGGAACTAACTTTGGAAAGTGTTATGATAACTCTTTTGACACAGTTAAGAGATCTATACAAGACCTCAGGTGGTAAAGGATTTTTTTGTATATTTACAAAGACTCTTTTTATAAATAAAATAAAATAAAGTAAGGTAAGGAGTTTTATTATGCCTGAAGAACTTTTGGCAAGGCTACAGAACCTCGAAAATAGTTATTATGGAGATAAACAAATCGCCAGACAAAATGACTTCATGAGTAGATATGGTTCTCGTTTTTCAAACAATAAAGGCCTTGGAATTGCAATTCTTAATGAACTTGATGCTCGTGGAATTGATACGTCTGCCGCTGATGAAGCTGTACAGAGTATTCTTGACCAGCTACGTATGGAGTGTCAGGAAATTCTTGACAGTCTTACAATGGTACAAGATCAGGCTGTAGAGAATCAGAAAAAACTTGATACAATCGCTGACGTTATTGATCAGCAGCTTGCTGCTAACTCAGAAAAAACAGAAGGTGGTCCTGAAGAGGCCCAGCCAGAAATGCCACCGGCACCAGCTGAAACACCTATGATTGACAATAGTGCAGAACTTGGTGACCAGGAGTTTGTTCCTGAAGAACCAGCACCTGAAGAACCAGCACCTGAAGAACCAGCACCTGAAGAACCAGCACCTGAAGAACCAGCACCTGAACTGCCACCTAATCAAGTTACATCTGATATACGCATGAAGCGTATCCAGCACATGAAGTCACATTGGGGTGCAACACGTGCACAGAAAAAAGCAGAAAAAGAAAAAAATAGCAGTAACAATACCTGGAAACCTTCATCAGGTATGCTAGATGCATGTGGAGGTAACTAATGATAACAGAAGACATTGTTGATGAAATTATTGCAGATCTTGCCTCAGGGCTTGTTGATAAGTCAAATGACGAAATCATCGCCGCACTTAGTAAGTATGACCTTGACCCAGAAGAAGTTAACGAAATACTTGAAACAGTTGATGACTTGCGTGAAGCTGAAACAACTGTAGACTCACAGAGTATGGCTAACGAAGATAATACGCCTGTAAACGTATCTGAGGAAGACACTGACGGAGACGGTGATACTGATAAAGTAACCCTTGAGAAAGAAGAGCCTGAAGATGACAATAATGACGAAGAGTCAGACAAGCCTCACGATGAAGGTCTAGCAGGTGATACTACTCTTGAAGAAGATCTCATGCTTGAACCTGACATGAGTCCTACAGATTACAGTAAAAAAGCCGCTGAAAAACGTGATGCCGTGAAAAATGAACCTGCACCTGATATGTTTAAATTTTCTCCAGATGTTATTGGAGCACTCACAAGTCATAGGTTTTAATTAGACACCTGCTAAGTGTCTTATATTATATAATTGCATAATGGAGGATAATAAATTATGCCTATTTCACAAGATCAACTTGAAGGTCTGTCAAAGCAGGTGTTCATTGTAGAATACTTGCTCAATGGTATGTTTCCTTGTCAGTCAGACATTGTACGCTTGATTCGTTCAAAGAAACGTGAATGGAAGTTCAGTGACAAATTTGAGTACCGTATGTTGCTCTCTGGTACAAATACCGGTGGTTCTCTTAACTCACAGACATATCGTGAGAATGTAGGAATGATTAAACCAGGCTCATTGGAGTATGGTACATTCCATGCTACTTATGGTACTGTTACTGATGGTTTTGATGTAGATATGATGCAGAACCTTGAAACAAAGGAAAAAAGAGTTGCATTTGAAAATGACTTTGCAACACGTATGCACGGCCTTCGCATGAATGTTGCGTCACTCTTTAAGAACTTTGCTATTCATGGTCAGTTTGGTGTATTGCACCAGTTGCATGCACCTTATCTTGATGGCTCAAGATACCGTGGAGGTTGTTCACCGTCCTATTCTGATGCTACTGTACATGACACTGGTAAAGGCCTTTTGATGTGTCCAAATACTTTTAGTGCATCAGACCTTGGTAGTATGGGATCTACACGTGTACCTTTCCGTATTAAAGTACCTATCAACGTATATAATAGTAACTTTAAAACCGGAAAATACCTTATTAAAACAAAAGGTAAAGCTCCTTGGGCAACTGCTGATGTATCTGAGATGTACATGATTCTTGAAAACCAGCCTGGCTATCTTACATTGCTTGCAGTAGGTACAACAGTAAGTGACTGGGAATCTGGTCAGTTCCTCGAAGTTGCAGGAAACCGTGAAGTAACTTCAAACTCAAGTATTTTTGAGGACTCATGGGACTACGAGGCTATTACAGTTGCTTCTGGTCCGTATGCTGGAACATATGATATGTTCAATTATAGCGGTACAAAAGAATACTCAGCAAATGATGATGCTGTTGTAGGTGCTATGGAAGGTCTTGCTGACTTGTTCCCATGGTATGCTGACCCAGATGATCTTGAGAACGGTATTGAGTCACGTCTTGGTCTTGACCGGGCATTCCGTGGTCAGACATCACGTCTCCGTTTCTCTACAGAGCAAGCTGGTGGGTATGTTGTACAGTTGGAAAATGAACATATCATTGATGCTATCATGCGTGGTGTATTCTTGACACGTTCTACAGTTCCTTATGCTGATATTGGTGTTTGGATGAACCCTGTTACAAAAATTGAAATGGGTTATGAAGAAGGCGAGGGCGTAAAAGTTATTCGTGATAACCTTGTTGCAGGTCCAATCATTTATCAGCGAGGCATTAAAATGACGTCTTATCAGATTGGTAACTCAACAATTGATGAAGTTGTTGAAGACCTTAACCTTCCGACAGATGTCATTGTTATTGGTCCAAAAAATGATATGGGCTATAACTGCTGGGACAATGCACAGTTTGAATTGGATAAATATATCCAGGAAACCTGGGGTAAGTCAAAGCCACCTGCAATTCAGGACCTCTCAATTCCGAATGAATTGATTGCAAAACTTGACCTTAGTCAGCGTATTACATATGGTTCACCATCACTTCGTGATGGACGTAAGTCTGTATTTACAAATGGTAGCAATATCCGTCACCCGGAAAACAAGGTACCACTTGCAATGCACGAAATGGGTGCACTCTTTACTGAGTATCCATATACCTATACAATTATCAAACTTCGACACCCGATTTTTGAGCTTAATACAAACTAGGTAGGCTAGAAAAATGTCAGCAGTAGCAGGGTCATTTCCATGGTCAAAATCTTACTCAAAAGATGGTCTGAAATATGACTATGCTACTGGCTGGCATAAACCTCGTGCAACGGGGTGGCAAAAAGATGCTGCAAATAATAAGCAAGTTTACACTCGTACATTATACAGCCCAGATGGCACAAAACACCGTATAAAAGTATATGGTGACTATAATAAAAAAACAGGTGTACTAAAATCTACTAATAAAGATGGCATGTTTTATGAGGCCGGTGAAGTGTCAGATATTGATAAAATGCTGGCTGTTGCAGAACATGCTTTTGCAAGTGAACGTAAGGATGCAGTAGAAGGCTGTGGACACATTGCTAAGCTTGAGTTTGCCATGGAAAATGATGGATATAATACAGGTGTTATGCGTGTTACATTTAAAGATCAAGTAACTGGTAGTGACAGTGACATTTGTCTATTCTTTAATGTACCACCTGCTGTATATGGTACTCTAAAACATCATGCTCTACATAAAACAACTTGTGGATATTATAATGCAAGAGGTGGTCAACAGCAAAGACATTTATTAGGTGTTGAATTTTGGAACTTAGTACGTATTAGAGGCAGAGCATATGGAGCTAAGTTCCCATTTTCTTATGAGAAAAAAGCTGAAGGTAAAATTGTACGTCATAGCAAACGTAGAATTGTATCTTTAACACAAGATATGGTACGAGTACTTGCTGCAAATGGAAATGGAAAAACTGACTTTTTTCTACGTATGAGTAGAGTACTTAAGCCAAACGATAAAGTTGAAGTAGTAGTTACTGACGAAGAAATAGCAGCTTTAATTGATGAACTAGATAGACAAAATGCAGAAAAAATAAAGCCAGGTGGCTTTGCTGTAATGGAGTCAGCTAGTGGGTATGATTCAGAGGGAAACGCTATAGATGCAAGCACTGCTGTAAGAAAAGGTATGTCATACTCAGCTACGCGTGTAGAAGATACAATGGCCTCAGAAGATAATGACAGTGAATCTAGTAATAAAAAAGCTTTAAAATCCTTAAGAAGACAACTTGGAGAGAAGCTATATGATGATCTTAAGTCTAGAGTTAAGGATTATACTAGTTCTGATGAATTTGAGGGTGCTGTAGCAGCATATATGGCTGATGGTATGACTGCAGCTGAAGCTAGACGTAAAGTATTACAAAACTGGAGGTCTTCAAATGATCCAGTAGCACAGGCTATAGATATAAATAAAAGTAAAACAGAAGACAAAATAAAAGACAGTCTTTGGATAGACACTCCAGAAAAAGTGAGTAACATTTTATATGGTAAGAAGGTATACAGTGGCTTTGTTCAAAATGAGCTTCCAGCAAAAAATGCTGGACAGTATACTGGTGTAGTTTGGACACCACAAAAGCTTATAGATTTTGCTAATCCTACTATACCAGGTAATATAGACCTTGAGCATGCATCTGCATATAAGGCATTGATAAAGGCTAAAGATTGGGTAGGAGCATTTAAATTTCTAAAAGATCATGGCTTTAGATATGACTATGTAAAGCATCCATGGTCAAAAGATACAGATAGTAATGGTAGACATTACCGTGAGAATGTAGAAACATACAGACGTATTAAATACGCCGGTAAAGATGATAGACTAGTCTTAGACTAAAGGAGTAAAATTATGACTGGAAAATGTAGACTTAATAACATGAACATGCGAAATGTTCGCAAGGACTCAGCATATCAATGTCTGGTAATTGACCTTGCTATGCTTGGAGTAGTCTCAAAAGAAGAATGTGAAATGCTCATTGGCTGTGGTATTCCTAAAGGTCTTGTACTTCCAAATGGAACAACCGGTAATCTTATTTCTGAGAGTAGTATTCCTGAACAGCCTGCTGAAACTGAGGAAACTGAGGAAACTGAAGATGACGAAGGAAGAACAGAATCAAATAATTAAAGATGCCTGGGTACGGAATCTACGTAAAGAAAATGATATACCTAATGATATAGGCAATATTTATAAAAACTGGGTGATTGGCAAAGTAAAGGCAGCTAGTGCACAGCTAAAAGAACCTGCTGAACAACCTGCTGAACAACCTGCTGAACAATCACAGGAACAAAAACAATAGGAGGACAGTAGATGAGTACATTTACTGATTGGAATGGTCCACAAGGTGCACAGGCTAAAGCGACAGATCTTATTGCTTTAGCTGACGCATACACAGCACTTGTGACAAAGCTTAATAGTCATTTAGAAACAAGTGCCTCTAATAATGTGCACAGTATAAAAGACTACATTGACAGTGTAAAGCAAGAAATATCAGATAGCATTCCAAGTATCAGTGGCTTGCTTACAAAGCTTGAAGCACAGCAAACGTATCAGCTTGCTTCAACCGCTTTGACGCAAAGTGATATTACAAATGCTCTTGCAGATTATGCAACTGAAAGTTCTGTAAATAATAAAATAACACAGGCTCTGTCTGATAATGCTACACAGAGCTATGTAGAAAATGCTCTTGCGTCTTATATTAAAAGTGACTCACTGCTCTCACACGCAGTTATTGCTGAAATGCGTACAGCTATTTCAAGTTTACAGTCATGGGCAAACTCAAAAGACAGTACTACTCCGTCAATAACAACTGCCAATATAACTGATTTCTTGACTGCTGTAGAGTCTGCTGTTGCTAGTTCTGCTTCGTTATCTGACGCATTAAGTACAATTGATTCTAAAATTGAAACGGCAGTACAAACAGAACGTTCACGTGCACAAACAACTGAGTCAGATTTGACAAGTCGTGTTACAGCACTTGAAAGTTCTACAGAACGCTCAGATCGTCAGACAGCTGACCAAGCAATCGTAGCTACTATTGGCAATACTACAAATCTTGAAACAAATAATAAAAATACCATCGTAGCTGCAATAAACGAAGTAAACAATAAAGTAAATCAGCAGAAAGTCACTGTAGATACTGAACTTGATGAAAGCAGTGACAATCCTGTTCAAAACAGTACTGTAACAGATGCTATTAAGTATGCAAGCGTAAAAGTAGGTAGCACTATGTTATGGCCTAGCTATACTGTTGAAAATCGAATTACAAAATCAAGTAGTCCGTTTACATACACATATAAAGGTACTGAAAGATCTATTGAGAGTATACCAAATGGTGTAGTAAACCTTAAAATAAGTAATAATATTCCTTTGGGGTGGCATGCAATGGACGGTAAAGCAGAACTATCTGCTTCTGATTATCCGGAACTTGCGGAGTATATGCCTAACAATGTAACAACTGATGGTAAAATATGGCTGCCGTATGTAGCCTGCACAATTATAAAAATAAAGTACTAGGGGGATTATATGAGTACAGAAATTCTTGGTAATGTTGAGCTTATAACAAAAGGCGAAGTAGAAGCAATGCTTGATGATTTGGTGGTGTCTGAGACAACTATCAATGAAAAAATCAATACAGCTTCTACTGTATTGGAACAGTCTATTTCTAGCACGAAAACAGAGCTTCTGGCATCAGTAGATAATGTCAATGCTTCTATAGCAGAAGAAGCTACTACACGTGCGTCAGAAACCACTAGTCTTAACAACAGTATAGCAGAAGAAGAATCAACACGAACTGCGGCTATTACAACTCTTACTGAACGTATTAATACAGAGGAGGCTGCACGTGAAAGCGCTGATACAGCACTCAGTGAAGGAATTACTTCAGCTATTACAGAGGCAAAAGATGACCTTAAAAGTACAGAGACAGCTACTTTTGCGGATGTAGTATCTTGTGTTCGACTCAAGAATCTGCCTATTGCACAATTGACACTTGACTTGACAGACACATCAGTTGCTGTAAATGATATTATTGGTACAGTAGGTGCTAAGTATTTGCCTGCGGTACCTGTCACATTTGCTTTTGTTGCTGAGCTTAATAATTCAGGCACACTTACAAGCTATTATATTGTAGCACGCCTTGATGCAAATGGTAATATTAATGTAATTAATAAAACAGCCCTTTCAGAAAGCTACAGTGGCAATACAAATACTGCTACAGTTACATATATCACTAAGGAGTAATGTATGGGATATACTTGTGCCGGCAATGTTGAGCAGACCAGTACTGAAGATGTAAAAAGTATGCTTTCAGAAATGCGTACTGTCATTGACAGTCAACTGACCAGCTTAAAAGAACAGATTATAAGTTCTAATAACTATGACATAAACAGTAGACTCAACGTACTTACAAGTAGTGTTCAAACATTAAATGTTAAAATAGCAACACTTACAACAGCTATTGAGACATTGGAGCAAAACACCGCATCTATTGTAAGCAACTGTCCTACAGAAGATGTCAGTGATGATGAAATTACTGAACTGTACAATGGAGCTTAATTATGGAAAAATATATAAGTATTAGTGCTATTAAAAAGCTTATACAGCTTATAAAAGGTGATATAAGACTTAAACAAGATATAATGCAGTATGCTACACTGCCAAAGCCAAGCTTATATGTAGGCAAGGTAGTTCAGTATATAGGTGTAACACAGGCGCCAAGCTATATTAAAGGTTTATTTTATTATTCTAATGGTACTAAATGGGTAGCTATCAGTACTGACAGCCCTATAAGTATTATTGATGTATTACCTGATTGGGAAGATGGTGAAGACAATACTCTTTACTATGTTGAAAGTGAACATATGCTTTATGTACGATCTAGTACTGAAGGTCAATGGATGTCATTGTCTGACCCAGCAGTACAGGTTAAGCAATATCCAGAGTCTGACCACTATGACCCTGATGCTGAATTCCCAGATGAGTTTACGTCTGTGGCAGTTGGGGATCTCTCACTAGTTGCTATAACAGATGATGAGATAAGTGACATATTCTCAGAGGTAGTATAAAATGAATATGACGGAACTTGCACAAGCTATGTCTAATCCTCAAGCTTATGTAGTGAAGTCATTTGCTAGACAGATGATTGCTGAAAACCCTGACATATGGCAGCAGTGTCAAAATATGTTTTCAGGTAAATCTAAAAAAGAGCAAGTGTCTGTTCTACGCAAGCTATATAAATCTAAAGGCATAGACCTTGATAATGTTGCAAAACAATATGGAGTACAACTATAATGGAATGGCTTATAAAACTTTTCACAAATGAAACATTTTTAGGATCTTTGCCTGGCATAGCACTTTTTCTTATAGTGCTGCTTGTATTAGTAAAAGTGGGCAAAATAAAAGTACATACAGACCATTTGTCTATAGGTAACATGCCTACAGAGTCAAAAGAAGCCTACTATGAACGAAAAATTGTTCAGGAACAGAGTGATTTTGCCCACGCTTACTTAATGGGACTTATAGGTAAAATTACTGATGTCTGTCCTGACAAGACTTTGATGCATGATGGCTGGATGACAAAATGTATTCTTGAGTATGCTTATGATGAGTTCGTAAATTGGATTCATTATAACCATATATCATCAGATGAAGCTTACGTAAGTGTGAAACAGGCAAAGATATGTTCTCTTATATATGCACAGCCTGTTAGACCTGAGTTCAAAACACCAGAGTTTCAAGAACGAATGAAAAACTGGGTTAAAGAAATAATTGTTGAACTTGTAAGAATACGTAAGGTTTACACAGAAGAAATGAAAAAGGGGGACTAATGAAATGCTTAAAGTTGTTATCAGTATTGCTGCTGCTCTTTGTCTATGCGCCTGTACCAGCACAAGACAAGTCGACCGAGATGTACTCGAACATCAGAAACAAATTGATAGACTTGAAAATGAACTCAGCAATCGTGACAGAGCAATTGATAACGCTATCAGAGAGCTTGAAAGTATCACAGCAAGAAGCAGCACAATGGAAGGCACAATCGATGATATTATCAGACTCTTTGACGAATATCAACGAGCAGTTGAACGAATGTTATATGAGTATAGAGGCACAGAAAGCAAAACTGAGACTACAGTACAAAGTATCTATAATTCTATTAATAATTCTACTGATTCGGACATTATTAATGATATTAGGTTTTATATGTTATGCGAAAGGCATAAAGTTGCCACGGTGGCTGGATATACTGTTATAGAACATTAGGTAGTCAGCTGGCCTTAAAGTGCATGAAGGAGTAAATAAATGATAATCAAGTATCTTGATAAACATGGTGTTGGTAAAATTGCTTCACTTATCAAGAATGCAACAACTGGCATTTATACCGTCAAAGGGCGTGCTATATTTGCAGACAGTGCTTTTCTTGCTTTGTCTAATGTAGATAAAGAAGCTGTTAGTGAAGGTGCCAGTGCTATTGTAGATGTAGGCCTGTATCAAAACATCAATGACGTATGGACGCTGATTGATTCATTTGAAGAAGGGTATGTATATGATATTATCAATGACTTCACATCAACTAGTGACTTCGTTGAAGGTGCAGGGCATACAGTAGAATCAGGAACTAATATAGTTGTAGTAAATACAGGTACAAAAGCTACGCCTGTACTGAAATACGATTTGTTCTCTGGTATACTTAACCTTACATCTTTCCAGACAAAATCACTTACAGAACCTCTAACTGTATTTGAAAATACTACACCAACAGTATACACAAGCAGTGCATCATTGCCAACTGAAGAACTCATTGAAAGTGCAACTATTGAAAGTTATATGGTTGCCATTATTGGTGGTTCATCAACAGAGGCTGGAGATGTATATCGTGCTTATGTTGAAACAGACAGTGAGGACAGCACCAAAAACAGTATTACCTGGGTTAAACTAGGTGATCAACAGACCGTTGAAGGCGCCATTGCTTTCCTTGGAAACACTTGTCCTAACACACCTATTTCTGATGATGAAATAGACGAAATTTGGGACAATGCGTAATTAACTAGTCCCGGGAAACCGGGACTTTTATTTGAATCCCTTTTAAGAGGTGAAAGCATGTTTATACAAAGAATTACAGCTGAACGTGAAGAGCATACAGAGCATGAAATAAAGCGTACGGTGGCTGAAACAACTGCTGAAACAATGAATATACAAACAACTGGCCTTAAAATGACCGGAAGTAAATAGGAGCTAAATTATGTCAAAGACAAATATACTTAATGACTATTTTTATTTGAGTAAAGCAGGTGTACAAAAGCTTGCTCAAACAATTAAAGATGCGCTTGCCGGTAAACTTACGCAAGTAGCAAATATGCCTGAAACAGCTAGTGAAGACACTGTTCTTGTATATATGGGTGAAGATACTGATACTTATACAAGGTCCCACTTCTATAAAATGACCTCAGATGGCTGGGAAGACATTACTCCAGAGACTTCTTCATGGCCAAAAGGCCTTCCTAAAAAAACAATAGAAGAGACTTCTTATGAACTCGATTTTCAGGAGTTCACAGATTCGGATGTAACTTCAGGAAATTGGTTTACTCCTGCCGTGCTTTCTGATGATACACTTGTAGCTGGCGCTTATGACAGTTCTGGTATCATATACTCTACTGATAAAGGAAAAACCTGGACAAGTTCAGATGTAACTTCAGGAAGATGGAACACACCTGCTGTACTTTCTGATGATACACTTGTAGCCAGCTCTAATAGTGGCAATTACGGTATCAAGTATTCTACTGATAAAGGAAAAACCTGGACAAGTTCAGACGTAACTTCAGGAAGCTGGTTCACTCCTGCTGTACTTTCTGATGATACGCTTGTAATTAGCTCTAATAGTGGCAATTCCGGTATCAAGTATTCTACTGATAAAGGAAAAACATGGACAGATTCAGATGTAACTTCAGGAAATTGGTTTACTCCTGCCGTACTTTCTGATGATACACTTGTAATTGGCTCTAAGAGTAGCTCTGGTATCATGTACTCTACTGATAAAGGAAAAACCTGGACAAGTTCAGGCGTAACTTCAGGATACTGGAACACTCCTGCTGTACTTTCTGATGATACACTTGTAATTGGTGCTAGTAGTGGCAGTTACGGTATCAAGTATTCTACTGATAAAGGAAAAACATGGACAGATTCAGATGTAACTTCAGGAAGATGGAACACTCCTGCCGTACTTTCTGATGATACGCTTGTAATTAGCTCTAATGGTAGTAATATCGGTATCATGTACTCTACTGATAAAGGAAAAACATGGACAGATTCAGATGTAACTTCAGGAAGTTGGTACACACCTGCCGTACTTTCTGATGGTACACTTGTAGTTAGCTCTACTACTGAGGTCGGTATCATATACTCTACTGATAAAGGAAAAACCTGGACAAGTTCAAATGTAACTTCTGGAGCTTGGTACGCTACTGCCGTACTTTCTGATGATACGCTCGTAATTGGCTCTAGTAGCAGTTCTGGTATCAAGTATTGTGCACCACAGGAAATTATTACAGAGAAAGAAATAGACGAGACTGATATTCTGGACCGTATTAACGCTATCTATGATATATTGTATAAAACGACACCTGCAGGCGCTACCTGGACAAGTTCAGACGAAACTTCAAGAACTTGGGACACACCTGCTGTACTTTCTGATGATACACTTGTAGCCAGCTATTATTATGAGGATGAGGATGGTTCCAGTGATTCTGGTATCAAGTATTCTACTGATAAAGGAAAAACCTGGACAGATTCAGATGTAACTTCAGGATACTGGAACACCCCTGCCGTACTTTCTGATGATACACTTGTAGCAGGCAGCAGTTCTGGTATCAAGTATTCTACCGATAAAGGAAAAACCTGGACAGACTCAGATGTAACTTCAGGATACTGGAACACTCCTGCTGTACTTTCTGATGATACACTTGTAATTGGTTCTTATAATAATATTTCTGGTATCAAGTATTCTACTGATAAAGGAAAAACCTGGACAGATTCAGATGTAACTTCAGGATACTGGAACACCCCTGCTGTACTTTCTGATGATACACTTGTAATTGGTTCTTATAATAGCGGTTTTGGTATCAAGTATTCTACCGGGTCACGTAAGCTGGCGTGGGAGGCATAATATGACTCTTAAAAGATTCATTGTTAATAACAACGGAAAAAAAGTTGACTTTGACGGGCATTATGGTTATCAATGTGTAGATCTGGCAAGGCTTTATTTCAATGATGTACTTGAAATTAAACAATTGCCGCCTGTAGACGGCGCAAAAGACCTTTGGGAAAACCATGGTGAACTTAAGCAAAGTAAAGACGCTTTCGCTCCTGGTGATGTATTAATTTATGGTGCCACTGACAAGAATCCCTATGGACATGTATGTATCTTAACAGCACTGCTTGATTCAGACACATTTATTGTATTTGAGCAAAATGGTTTTGAACAGTCAGGTGCCAAACTAACCGTAAGAGACAGAACTAATCTGATAGGTTGCCTCTATAAATAAAATGAGGAGACAGGTTCGCTCCTTTTCCTGTCTCCTCATTTTTCCGGTCAGTTATCTGGCCGGTTTTTCTTTTTCATACAGTCCTGGCAGTAGTATACAATGCTACCGTTTAAAGTAAACATATACATAAGCCCTGGCTGAAATTTCTTATTACACATTGCACACTGTCTTTTAGTTTTCATATGCTATTATCCTGAAATTATCACCATGTGGAAATACTGACCATCTGATTCCGTCAGCAGTATTACTTCTACAGTCGGCCTCAAACATTTCTTTTAAAGCTTGTCTGAGCTTGGGACAGAACTTGCTGAGGTACAGCGTATTATTATGCACATCAAACTCAACAATAGTATGGTCATTAATGTCATCTATTTCAGGATGACTGTTAAGTAAAGCCTTATTATCTTTATCAGCTATACTTATAAATACGTCTTTTGCCCAATAGCAAAAAGGTTCATCAGGATACTCTTTAAACCACTTTTTAGCTCTGTCAAAAGCAGAGCGTATTGTAGAATCAAGAGTTGCTTTCATTGCAGCTGCTTTACTTGTCATAGTGGGTGTCCCTCATACCATTTGTCAAATGTTTTAAGTATACGTGGGTACTTTTGAGCAAATAGCTCACGTACAAACTTAGCCCATTCATGCATGTTATCTGAATCACCAGGTCCGCAGCGTCTCTGGATCATATACATCCATTGACGAATATTTGTCGTGATGATAAGATTGGTAGCTAAACAATTCGGAAGAATATCACGTGCTTCAGAAGGCTTGATACTCATGTTTATCTTTTCTTTATAAGCATTTTCTATTTCCTGGCCAAGTTTTTGAGGCAACTGATTACCTTCAATAAACGTAAGTTCATCAAACTTCTGATAAATAGTACTGCTCTGCTGGAATGCACAGTGGCGGTGGCGTACAAGAGCATGTGATACACCACGGTCAACAGTACAGTTTAATGTGAGAGTGACATGCTCCCAGGGGCTATGATGACCGCGTTGAATACAGTTTAATGCTCGTATGATACATTTATCATCTGACATGTCGCTATTATAGCATTCACCTGCTATCTGTCCAACAAGCACAAGCATATCATGCTCATCAGGTACATGACCCATAGTTTTTATTGATAATGGTACCGTCTTCATTTACCCGTGCTCCCAAATCCACCAGTTCTTTCTTCATCTTTGCGCGGCCATTCATTTGTACTGTAACGTGGCATGCATTCAATCTGTGCTACATGCTCACCACGCTCAAGCACTACATCCTGCTCTGTAGGATTGTATAATGGAGCATGCACGTGCATATGTGAGTAGTCTGCATCAATGATTGATGTAGGCTGGATAAGACCTTTCTTAACAAGAAGACTTGACCGTGGGTACATCATAATCTTCATGTCTTCAGGAATGTCGAACCCGATAAGCAGGTCAATTTTAACTGCTTCATGTGCATGTATTACAACCTGCTTTGGTATTGATACATCTGCACATGCCGCCAGTTTAGTCTGGTACACTGGCAAAGCCCCATTATTACCTTCGTCATCTGTGTAAATCTCACATGGACAGGTAATGTGTCTCTTACAATCACAACTCATGATTGCCCCCTTATATATTATTTATTTTCTCTTTACGGATAAACATTCCGCCTTCAGAGCCATCTCCACAGAACACCTGGAACAGTATATCCCAAATGCTCAGTATATTTCTGTCAGTTTCAAACGTACCAAGGAACTTAATCTTCTGACAGTTCAGACTGACATACCTATAAAAATAATAAACTTTCTTAGCACTCATATTATCTGTTTACACCACCAAGTTTATCAGCCCATGCTTCCCAAGGCTGCTTATAATAATCAAAGTTAAAAATCCTATGTAACAGGTTTCCAGTAACAGATGGTAAACCAATTACCAGAAGATACAACGGACCAAGAATAATAGACTGTTTCTGATGTCCCTGTTCATGATCAAGTATCATTTTACCCGGGTATATTGGACCTATTATAATATACTTACCAAGTGATACACCAAAGATATAATGCCTAGTAAGCCAGAACCTATTCGATGCACGTGTAGCTTTAGTATACTTGATAACAAGCAAGCCAAGCAGGTTCTGTGGCAACTGCCAGATATATAATAAAACCTTTTTCATTAGTGTGTCTCCTTATAATCAGCGTTAAACTCAGCAGGATTAAAGATACCATTTTGCATGTCTTTATATATCCTGCCTGACCAGTAACCCCAGTTAGGACCGAGTTCACATTCAGCTTTAATAGGTACAAGTAGTTCATCCTTGAATGTACTACCCATGATTCGCTGAAGTTCAACTGCTGCTTCTGTACCTGCTTTTGTGAACGGAACACTGTTAACCTGCTCATCGTGTACAAGCAAATGTAAAGTAAGTATATCATAAATACCTGCTTCATCTGCCGTTACAAGTGCCTGTTTCAGAATATCAGCAGCTGTACCCTGGATCAATTTATTAAGCATCTTATATATGAAGTCATTTATCTTTCCAGTAACCGGGTCATACTGTGGTTTAGGTTTATGCAGTCTGCGTCCGCCCATTGTATCAATATAACCTTGAGCTTTGGCTATATTCTGACACCATTCCATCGTGTCTTTGATAACCGGGAACTTCTTGTGGTAATTGTAATAGATTTCTTTCGTGAACGTTTCAACGTCCGTACCTTCTTCTTTAGCCAGTTTTTCAAACAGGTTATAGTTCTTTTCCATAGCTGTCTTCCAGCCCATACCATAAATACAGCCATAATTGAAAGTCTTAACAACTGGACGGTATGTAATACCCGTCATACCCATGACAATATTATGTAAGTCTGCTCCGGCGCGCATCTGCTCACGGAACCATTCTGCCTGCTGTCCTTTAGCAAAGTGTGCAAGCAATACAGCTTCAATCTGTGAATAGTCCATTGCTGCAAGCATCTTTCCTTCTTCAGGTAAGAACAAAGAACGCATATCCTGACTGAAGTCTTCACCATGTCCTTTATTACGAGCAGGGATCTGTTGCAAGTTCGGGTCACGACAAGAGAACCTACCTGTAACTGTGCCGCCTTCTTCACGTAACATAGGTAAGAAGGTACAGTGGATGCGTCCATTTATTACAGAACTTGTTAGTGAGCCAAGCAAGAACTTATGCAAAATTGAATAGTAATTCTTATACTCAAATATCATAGGAATTACTGGGTTATGAATACGTACCAATGCTCCTTCACCCCAAGACTGTGCTCCGGTTTTTGTTGTAACAGGTGAATATATACCCATTTCATTTAAACGTATTCCCAGCTGCTTAGAACTGTTTATCATTTCACCAGTAATACCATACATATTGATAAGGTTCTGTTCAACATTATTTAATTTGATGGACACTTTTCCAATAAGTTCGTTAGCACGTTTCATATCAAACCGAATGCCTGTCTTTTTCATTCTAAGCAGGATTGGAATGAGCTTACATTCAAGTGTGTAGACTCTTTGCAAGTTTTTCATTGGTAATTCCTGTGCTCTGAACAAGTCATAAGTAGCACGGCAATCTTGCAAGTTGTATTCCATCATCTTTTGCTTAAACTCAGGGTTCTCTTGCCAAAGCATAAGTGAGTTATCCCAAACAGAGCCTTTATACTTATCATTAGCAAGACATTCAAGCTCTCTGTTCGTAAGTCTATAAGTTTCATTATCATTAAGATTCAGAACTTGACTATCGTCTGTTATCAGACCTTTCTTAAGACCTTTAGCACAGCCTTTCATTACAGTCTGCCATTGCTCAAACCATGCTTCAATTGTCTCTGCCTTGTTTTTGCCCTGAACACGCATACGTTTACAGCACTCATCAAGACTTAAGGGTGCATATTCATCAATCAACGAGGCACGCGTCATTGTATCATGAATAACACCACGTGGCATTGTGTCATACTTACAATAAAACCAGCCATTATCAAATAAGCAGTTATGCCAGATAATATCAGTATTAGGATCTGCAACAATATCACAGCATTCTTTAACCTGATTAGGATCATCAAAGTCAAAAACCTTACTGATACCTTCACCATGTGCACCACAGCAAAGAATACGGGCATCTTTGTCTGTCAGATAATTTCCGTATGTCTCAACGTCCATTGCAATTAATCTATGCACTTTCATTCTCCTTGTAAGTCAGGTTTATTATAACCTGTGCTTTGTAAAAAATAATTGATTGCTTTAGAATGCAGTTCTGGGTGGTATTTAATTGATAATGTTTTGTGGAATACGTCCTGAGCAATGAACATTATGCGTGGTACGGATAATTGTGTCTTGTATCTGTCGACAAGTTCTTGCAGTTCTTCACGAAACTGTTTTGCTATTTCCTGCATAGCTACCCCCCTAATAAAAATGTATGGGGAGTCCTGGACTTGAACCAGAGACCTTCAGATTAACTAATATATCTGATGCTCTAACCCCTCTGAGCTAACACCCCAAGAATCGCCACAGGTAAGGACTATAAAAAACCTGTGACTCGCTTTCGCTATTCACGGCCGGTCCGTGCACCTTCCTTCCCAAAGGATATCTCATGGTATAACCACTATGGGACATCTTGGATTTGAACCAAGGACCAAAGGATTATGAGTCCTCTGCTCTAACCGCTGAGCTAATGTCCCAGGTGTAGGTTTATATGCTGTTCCTCGGCTCATTAAACCTACAAAGAGCCCATACCCAGGTCTTGAGCACTCACCTATTATACGGGTATCTGCGTGTGCAGGATTCGAACCTGCGGAATCCATGGACCAAAACCATGTGTCTTACCACTTGACTAACACGCAATTCTGTAACTTTATTATATTATACAACATAACACAATAAAGTTACAATTTTAGCTAATCTTTTTTACAGTACTTCTGAGGGTCGATCATAGTCTCAAGATTCTCATGTGCTTTCTTAGTGCAGAGCATCAAGTTGTCAATGTCGTTATTTCCTCTGTCACCGTCAATATGGTGAATGTACATATGATCCGGAATCTGGCTTACTGGAATACCAAGCTCATCTGCAAAGACTTTTCTGTAGTACTCTACGTAGCGCTGGTTCTCAGAATCCCAAACTCTTTCTGAGTCATGCCCATCACCAATTGGTTCTGGGTCATGACCGACTTCAGCATTGATTAAATGTTCAGCGATCTTAGCCATTAGAATGCTATATCCTCTTGGTTTGTACTAGAACTAGGTCCAAAAGCATTGTGCTCTTCTGAACCTCCAGAATCTTTCTTGCTGCTCAGAATCTGAATGTTCGTACATGTTACTTCAAGCGTAGCATGATGCGTGCCATCTTTGCCGTCCCATTCATTAAGTTTTGGCTCACCTGACGCAGCGACCAACACTCCTTTCTTGAAAATGTCAACAATATTGCTTACACGGTCACCCCACTGCTTTGCTTTAATCCAGAGGGTATTTTTGTAGTCACCGTAGCCTGTACTAACAGCTACTGACATCTCCATGTAAGTCTTACCATTTGGAGTGGTCTTTATCTGAGCATCTGCTCCCAAACGCCCAGTAAAGCTGTAATTACTTAAATCTGCCATTTGATCCTCCCTGATTTGCAACCCATGCTTTTTGTTTCTTTGTTAGCAAGCCCTCTTTAAGCATTTCCTGGTAAACAGGTGAATGTCTCAATTTCTTATGTTTTGCTTGTTTTGAAGTCTGAGCCATTAGTTAGCCTCCCTGTCAAAGTGCTGCAAGAACATGATGTTACAAGCAACATGATCCAAGTGATTCAACCCTGACTCTGGGTCAACCTTTTCGCCTTTACGCCAAGCCAAAAGGTGTCGCATAGCCGCAGCATAGTATCTGTTCTCTGCATCGTCAACCTTTTGCCAATTGTTCGGTTCATACTTTTGAGCACCAAAAGTAAGAACCTGTCCAACAGACTCAATGAACTCTGGCTCAATAAGGTCAAGCCGATTTTTTTCCTGGTCATTTTTCATACCAGGTTTTGTATCTTTTGTATTTGTATAGATCATAGTCTACCTTTAAAAGTAGCCCGGCCGAAGCCGGACTTTTATTAATCTTCAGTTGTTTCTAAATCAGAATCAGAAGTAATACTCAAAACTGTCTGCTGGATTGTTGGCAACTGAGGTTTTACATTTGTTTCAAAAAGCTCTTTAGAAATTACTGTATTCTTCTGAGCCTTAACAAACTTTGCCATTTTTGCACCTTTCTTTGCCGGATTATCAACAAGGTCACAAGCAAGGTCCCATTTGAAAGCAAAGATTGGAGCCTGTGCTCCATTTGGAAGAAGCTGTGATTTAAGCTGTGTGTTCCAAGCTTTACATGCTTTCATTGAAGATACAGTTGGGTTAAACAGCAAAATGCCTGCTTCAGGATGATCAGGCAACATAACTGCATAAACATACAGTTCCTGGATTTCATTGCCTGTTTCAGGGTTGATCATCTTTGGATAACCTTTACCACCTTTAGGCTGCTGAATTGTAACTTCAACTGTATGTGGAGCATATCGCCCAACAGTACCAAATGGTGGCTCTGAATCACGTTCAGACCAGATTGTACGGAATGCAAGTGGCACTACCGTAACAACATTACCAAGCTCTTCACCTGTTGCTGAGTTACGCCAAACACCAGGTGTGGCACCGTTTGCTGCAGCTTCTGAATCAGGCTGAACAAGTCCCAAATAGGGAATAGCCTGTTCATTAGCTGTGATTGAATCAAGACCGGCACCTTCAGTGCCTTCCAAAAATGACATATCTTCTGTCATAAAGCCTCCTAGTGAATCCTATTTTTGACTCACAATTTATAATAATATTATAACGAATAATGTTAATAAAAAACATTATTAGCTAAACTAATTTGTAAATCTCCAGCATTTCGCCTTGACAGTTGCCGGGACCTGTCCACCTTGTGCTAATGAGCATAACTCAGGTAATGTAAGATAAACATACTTACCAAGATCATTTGCTCCTTCAAGAACTTTAGTAGGTACAAAGCAAAGCAATTGTCCGTTATGATAGGTACTTGGCAAATTATGTTTTTCAATGATAGTGAACTCGTCTATCTTAAGACCGTTTTTACAGACTCGTTCTATCATTTTAGTAACACCACCTGGTACACCCATTATCTGTAGATATGATGCTACTACAAATGGAAATACTTGTACATTTTTTATAGGTGAACGTACAGCTGTATTTGTCATACGCATAAATAGCCCAGGAGGTGTTTCTATTTCTTCATAATTAATGGGAAACACACCTGTACTTAAGATCTTTAAGCTATCATAGTTTTCCCACCAATGTCTTATTGCAGGCACATAAGGCTGCAACTTAGACACGACAAGATACTCCCATATAGGGTCATCATAAATCACATTACTCTTCGCCATACATACTCCTATGATATTCATCTATTTGTTGGTCTATTTGCTGTATAATGCTAGATCGATCTCTTGTCTTCCAATAGTGAATTTCTTCACTATGTTTATATTTCTCAACACCCTTTGTCATTATTCCTTCGTCCCATAGTTGCACATGAGTGTAGCCAAGTAATCTAAGGATTCTATAAGCGGGGAAGAAACATCTCTGTCGTTCTCCGTCCCATTTTGTGTCTGTCCAGAACGTAGTGTTAATAATTGCTTCAGCAGCGTCTTGGTATTCTGGCCGAGTAGGCATAAGCCGCTTTCCATGAACTTGCTCAGACTTCTTAAGCGGTCTGTTTTTCCAGAGGTTAAACAGTTCTCGCCATCTAATGTCATAAACATGATTCCAGTTCTCACAGATGAGTCCTTGTGTGCCTTCAACCTGGATACCGTAAGCAACACTGTACCGTTGTAACTCAATAGGGCTTCTTGTAAGTCTTGCTGGATCGCTTGTACTTTCATCGAATATGAGTTTGTCTGAGATACTTGTGCAAAGGTAAGCGTGGAGCCATGAGTATTCTTCAATTGTTGTAGGAGCATCTTTAACTCGAACAAGGAGATGATATGACTTAGCACCGGAATAAACAAGTCGACAGGCAATTCCATCATTAAAGATCCTTTCTGCTTCTTTACGTGCAAATTGTAATCTTTCGCTGTAGAGTACATCTGCTGGTATAGGTTCTTGTCCATTTGTTAACTCCCATTCTTCAGCTCGCTGCTTTTCAAGCTGCTTGTTTAAGTGACTGGTCTCATCTGACTCAAGCAAGAATGTATCCATATACTGAACATTCTGGCTCTTGTTAGTAAGATCGCCAACACCAGGCTTCATTTCATTGACTGTCTCAAAACAGCCATTAGGATCAGGCCTGAACTTACTATTTACACGTAAACGTTCACCTACTCTATCACTTGACCTGAGGTTGACCTTTGGCATTTCCTTATATAGACTAGGCATCTCACGTGTTTGAGTGCCTTCGTCCATTGCTAAGCAAAATCTAGCAGTTGCTGACATTCTATATCGGCCTGCAATTTTTGCAAAGCCACCAGGTAATGGTTCAGTACTAGGATTTAATGTAATGCCAAATTCTGTAAGTAGCCATGGTGTACAGTCAAGAATACCTCGCTCAACAGTAGAATGTGGATAAGGCTTACCAGATCCCATTTCATAAAATACTAATGGCCTACAAAGAGCTATATACTTTTTAAAGTCTTTATATTCAGGCATAAACTGCATAGCATCTGGTATTTGAATTACGTCACTAAGTTTTTGGTCATCAATTATATCAACAAGCCTATTTTGTTCAAGACTTGCTTTGATAAACGGTGCAAGTGCTCTTAAAATACTTTCAATTTCTGTAGCTTCTGATGTACGTGGTAAACTGAAACATCTATTATAAGCTGCAGTCTTAGGAAAGTTTCTAAGAGGCACTTTAGCAATGTCTTCTCTTGTAAAGAGCTCATGCTTAAACTGAGCAATAAGTTCTTTATCTTCAGTAAATGGTACACCTGTTTTATTGAAGTTTGCATCATAGCCATATAATTTACTGAAAACTTCATCAGCTAAGCTAGACTCTTTTCTAGTGAAATGTGGATCTGCTTCCATAATCATAAACCTTCGTTGATCTTCACGACCATCAAACTTGATAGGGACATCTTTATTAGTAGTCATAATAAAATCAGTATATGACTCCTGATATATAGGATCTACGCCTTTTTGTTCTTTTCGAATGGTAGTTGCTGTAGCACGTGACTTTAATGTACCTGCCGGGTTACGTTTATCAGTTTCTTCTTTTTCCTCTTGACAAACTATAAGTGCATCTGCATAGTCTGAATTAAAGCGTGCTGTAGCATCATACTGGTCTGATACAATAACATTATCTTTGCCAAAGAGACCTTTACAGATTACTTCAGCAAAAGTTGTTTTACCAGAACCTTGTGTACGTGATACTATTATCGGTACAACCTGAGTTTTAACAGTAGGGTATAGCATTTTAGCGCGTAGCCAAGCAAGTAGCCACATAGCACACTCACCAGCGATATGTTGAATATAAGTATAAATGTGACTAGTGTCTCTACCAGTTGCTTCAGCAAAAACCGGAAATGGCTTTGCAACATTAAAGGCATCTTTTTCTTCTGAGTAATAGCCTGTTGGTACAGTATAATCCCTATAATATAGGGGACGATGTACACCGTCAGACTGTTCAGCTGCAATATAAGCTTTGTCATAATACTTAAAACCTTCTGGCACCCAAGGCACATCAATAACTTTTGTACCTTGTCTTACACCTGTAAACAGTACTGACTTATAATAGTTCAAGAACATTTCAGCAGACATTATTTCGCCTTTATGTGAAAGACAAAAGAACTTGTGGCTCATGTTCATATAAACTACTTTATCTAGCAAGTGGTCATGTGCCCACTGCTCGAGTTCCTCTAAAGAGGAGAAGCCTTGTCCCATATAATCAGAAATTTCTGAATTAAGTATACTCAGTTTAGTTTCTGCATTCTTATAGGAAAGGCCATAAACATCATCAAATAGAGACATTCAAATCTCCTCAGTATTAATTAATTAGTAATTTTTGTAATGCTTTTAATTTTAAGCCAGTCTTTTATGGCAATAT